AAAGATGGTGATTTTGCTTCTATAGAAGAAGTAGTTGTACCACAAATGAAAGAGTATCAAATTAAATTTTATCAAAACGTAAATTCTTGGAGAGAAATCAAAAATACTGTCGTGTCAGATGATAGTGATACTGCCCTAGACGCAATGGATTGGGAATATGATTATGGTGATGTGGTGAATCCAGAATTAACAACTCACATAGATGATGAAATACATCAAGGAGATTATGATGAGGTTTTTGATACAGATGCAGATGTATTACGAACTTTAAATGAAAGTATTAAAAAAATATTAAAAGAGGAACTAAATACTGAAAAAGAACCGGTAATTTTTATTGCAGGTTGTTCTTCTGCAGGTGAATGTGGTAAAAAATATAAGTATTCACACCAACAACAAGGTGAAATGTTACAGTCTGCTTTAGGTGATAATTTTAATGTAATAACCCTATCACATGTACCCTCACCTTTATCAGAAATAAAAAAACATAATAATCCTTATGTAGTTATGTTTAGTGCTGGTGGTAGACACTCAGATAGGGTGGCAAACGAAATCAACAATAGTGAAAAAGACTTAAATAAAATTTATATTGTTGAGCCTTATACTTGTGGTTCAAACACTCTAAAAAAAGTTAACTCCGCAATAACTACGATAGGGAGCAATGATAATGTCTATGGTGGAACATCAAATTGTACAGGTAAAAATGTCGCAGGTAAAATAGATAGTGAAAGTAATCACTGGAGTGCCTTAACTACTGTAGGTAATGATATTAAAAGGACATATATGCCTTCTGTTTCCTTAGATGAATCTAAAAAAAGAAAAATAAAAATTAGTGAAAGCCAATTATCTAAAATAGAAGAGGATTTAAAATACTGGAGTGTAAGCGATGCAAACCCAAACAAAAACAAATATGAAATGGGTATGGAGTTAGAAGAAGAGGTAACTAGTATTCCAATATATAAAGATAATAATCCCCACAAAAGAGTGTATGAAAAAATGAGAAGAGAATTTCCTGATACACCAGAATATGTTTTACAAGATTATTACAGAAATATCATACTAATGAGAGCACCAGGTCATCGTCCAGCAATGAAAGATATTTTAAACACTTATAATGGTGATCCAATACCTTATATTAAGGGTGATGGAAATGGGTGGTGGTATAACTATTTAAAAGGTCCGTGGAAGTTACAAGTTTTAAATGTAAACCCAATGGACTTTGATAAACGTACAGTTAGGGCGTTTGAACAAAGGGATTTTGGTAATATAAATGCATATAACGTACCAAAAGATGAAGAACGAATGGACACTCAAATGAGTATGAGAAGAGATGATGGAATGAACGAACCAGTTATTATTCTACAAAATCCTGATGGTACTTATCAACTAGTAGAAGGGTGGCATAGAACAATGTCTATATTAAAAATGGGTGATAAACCTACTGAAGATTATTATGATGAAGATGATTATAATGATGAATTGTGGGATGAAGAAACACCTACTGAGTTAAAAGATTGGGATAAAGTTAAACTCAGAGCATTTGTTGCACCAAATCCAGACTTTAAAGAAAAAAAGTGAACCGGGGAGGATTCGAACCTCCGACCGTCTGCTTAGAAGGCAGATGCTCTATCCAGCTGAGCTACCGGTCCAATATGTACTCGAAGCGGGAATCGAACCCGCACTCCCAAATGGGAACAAGATTTTAAGTCTTGCGTGTCTACCTATTCCACCACTCGAGCATCGAGTATGTTATTAAAATATTCAATAACATATTTAGCATATGAAGTTAGAACATCTCTACCTTCAAATACAAACATTTCTTTACCTTTAATTACTGCATCTTTATACTGTAATTTAAACTTATCTATATTTTCTAAACTAATCATAATTATATTTTAAACCACTCAATCATTTTTAACTCTTTATTCAAATGTTCAATATCATCTTTGGCTACTGAAAGTATAATACTTCTTCCTTCATAGTGAAATGCGCTTTTACCTTCTTTTACTGCCTTATTGTATAGTGAAGTGAGTGTTTTTATATTTTTTATTTTAACCATACCTCAAATATAGTAATAATTTTTTACTAAAACAAATTAATTGTAAGTTTTTGATATTACATCTAAAAATAAATCCGTATAAGAATCTACTTTATTAGGGTAATTACGTTTCATACGTTTAGCCCAATTTTGTGCCCACTCATATGCGTGTTCTTTTTGTTTTTCAGTTTTACAACTACTAACAACTTTATTAACATAATTAAACTGTTCTCTTAAATTTAACATATTTTATTATTTAAAAATTATAGTATATAATATTGAATGTATCCCTTTTAAATGAACGGGATCTATTAACAATCTAATTTTCTTCATTAGTCTATACCTTTTTATTAATCTAAACTTATTAGTTGTGTGATATTCCTCTATTATGTTTTGTAATTCCATATTGTAAAAATAAAAAAAATATTTTAATTTACCAAATGTTTTTTAAAATTTTCTAAATATTTTTTTATATTTTCTGCACCCACAGGATTTGCAGAATGTACCAAATAAAATGGTATATCTTTACCTTCATCTAAACAATATTCACACAACCATCTACAAGCATCATATCCCGTTTTTTCTTTCAGACTACCATAATTAATATCACCCTTTTGATTTTCTGGTAAATATGCATCATACGAGAGATCATGATCGAAAGATATGTGAGTTGGTAAACCAAATTTATTAATCGCAGAAATAAATTGATAGTAGTCTCTAACTATAACCCAATCGTTATCACTTTCATATAATGGATTAACTGTTAATTTAAATACACAATAAGGGGTCCTGATATCATCGAGAAATAGTTTATAATTTTTCATATCATAAATGTACGAAAAAATTTTAACTATAACAAAAAAAAATAAGAAATAATAAGGTTAATTTTAGGACATAGGTGAAAATATTTTATTTAAAAAAAGACCCGCTGGTTTGGTCCTACGGTATGCCCTCCAATAAGCTTTTTTATCTTCTTCATCCTCAGAATTTTTCCAATCGTCAATTGTATTATATTTTTTAGATATATTTATTAGATCTTCCTCAGTATCCAAATAGTTTTTATGATGTTTCATATGAGAAGTTACATCTTCCCAAAATTCTTTACCTCTTTTAAATGCCTGCCAGTAAGTAAGTCTATCATCATTTTTCCACTCTGTCTTAGTTTTATATTTTAAAGCAATTTTTCTTAGAGTGTCGTCTGAGTTTAAATACTTCATACCTAAAGCACCTGTTTTAGCAATATTTAAAATTTGCCAACCATTATTCATATACTCAGTCTCATAAAAAGACTCTAATTCTTTAGCCTCTTTAAACCCAACTTTTTCTGGTGTAAGTTTTTTAAGTTTAAGACGTAGTTGTGGGTTACTTTCTAAAAACTTACCTACTGCGGTTTTTTCTTGTTTTTTGCTATAAGAACAACTATCTGTTGTGTGTTCCAAATGTCTTCTATCAATATCACAAGACAACCCTATATATGCTGCTATTGGTTTATCACCATCCGCATCAGTAAATTCATAAACATATATATCTTTTTCACCAAACCAACCAGCAGGTTCCATATCAGAAGTTAATTCTCGCCAAAATTTATTTCCCTCACCCTCATTATCTGTGTTCATAACCTTTACCCTATTCTTTGCTACATAATAACTATTTTTATCTACACTATTTAACCATTCTTTTATAGTTCGATATTTTTTTGCTATCTTAATTAATTCGTCATTGGTGTACTTAACCTTTCTTCCAATTTTGTGAAATCTTGAACTTAATCTCCTATCATAAGACTCTCTTTCTTTAATTTTTTTAAATTGGTTTTCAGTTATAATAATCTTCATAATTATAAATATTTTGTCAAACCAAAAAAAAACATATTATAATAAACTTTCTTTTATACGTTTTGCGGTAGTAATTAATTTAATTACACCCTTACTACCTAATTTTTGGTGTACGTCTGATAAATCAAATCGTTTAGGCATATATACCATTAGTACCCTTCCATTCAATTTAGTACTATCTAATTTTTTATATAGGTTAATTGCGTCTTTTTCTGCATCGTTGTCTAAAACTATTATGACTTTGGCGGAAGCATTATCTATTAATTTTTTAAATAACAAATCATTTAGTACTTTACCCAACATAGGAATACTATTTGGTAGGGTGATATGATCGAATACACCTTCTACTAAATAAATGTTAGAATCCCAATTAATTTTTCCTTCATTAAATATAATATCCATTTTAGATACTTCAGGATTTTTATACTTTAGTTTTGTGTATTTTTCAAAACTCCTACCTAAAAAATAATTTATCTTACCTTCACTGTCATATGATGGAAATATAATTCTATTTCTGTAATCTCCTACGTTAGCGTAACCTAAATTATATTTTTTAATTAAGTCTATCCCTATATTTCTTTTACTAAGATATTGTAGTGCTTGTTGATATCCACTATCATTCCTTTCTATAGTTAGTGGTGTAAAATTTTTAGGTAATCCCGTTATAACCACCTTTTCTTTGTCTACTACAACCCTTTTATTATCAGGTATTACTAACTGATATTGTTTCATATGGTTTTTATTACCATACTTCCTAATAAGTTTATTAAGTGTCCCATGTGTACCATAGGTTTCTGAACAAGCCCAACATTTATAAACATGATGATAGTAATTAACTTCTAAATTACCTTTACCATCTCCACAGTCTAGTCCTTTAATTGATGAACATACAGGACAGTCAAAAGATATCTGACTTTTGTTTTCATAATGTTTTTTAGAATTACCTAATACATCTTCTAAGATTTCTACAACTAATTGTGACATTTCACAAATATATGAATTTTATTTTAAAAATCCAAATTAATTCCAGTCTCCACATTTTCTCATACCACCTAATACACACGCATATGCATCAGTCATATCATAATTTTCTTTAGTTAATTTGTTGTGTTTATCGTATATCCATACTACTTGTGGTTCTATCTCACTTACTTTTTGATGTATTATCACTTTTTTATCAATATCATATGGTAAACCCCCAAATAAAACTGGATTTTTCTTTTCTATTTCTTTGTCTGTATATCTTTCACCTGATTTTTTAAATAACCTAACTTGCATTAAATCTGGGAAAGCAAATTTTCTAGCATCGTAAGATGAAACAAATTCAGGTACTATGTTTAAAACCTCATACACTGACCTACATATCATACCATTAAATCGTAATAACGTTGCGACAGTATTTACATTATTAGATCTTAATAAAGGTTCTTCAATAAAAACCCTATCAATTTCAATATCACTATATTTTTCTAAGAAATCCTCTTCAAATATTTGAACCTTTTTTATTAAAGTTTCTATATTATTTTTAGGTTTAGGTTTAACTTTAGGTGTTATATGTGTTAACAATTGTAATTTACCATTATCACCTTTATCTTCAAAAAGTGCTATACCTATAGTTTTTGTGGACACATCTAGCCCTAGAATTCTACTCATTATAAAACATTTTTTTAATTAAAGTTTTTACACTTTATTTATAAAACAACTTGTACATCAAATATTACAAAATCGTTTTTCTTTTTAATAATTTGTCTATCTACTTTTCCGATAGCCAATACTTCTCCCGTTACATCAGTTATACCAATTTCTGTTATTCTAACATCATCATTTAAATCAATTGTACCATTATTAGATCTAAAAAATTCTCCTCTTCCTGCAATACAAATAACATTCTGTACTAAGTTATTAACAACACTATCTACAGTAGTATTAAAAGTACCACCTGAATAATAATATAAACCTAAATCATTAGTTATTATACCAGTTTCTGTATCACCACTAAAATCAGTTGCAATATTATTTACAATTGTTGGATCGGTGAATGCTAAAATTCCTTTATCTAAATATGCCACACCAATAACGTTATCTTTATTAATTCCTGTAGGTCCAACGGTTTTAGTATTTATAAGTTGTTTATTATTTACACTAAAAGGTTTTACTTGATCGTATCCTGTAGACCAACTCTTAGTTAAATCGTCATTAGGTCTTTGTACATTATCAGAAACCATATAACTTACAGGAAAATCTTTCCCAAAAATACCTTCAGTAAATACTGAACCATCTTTATATCTACCATCTAACTGTACTAAACTAAATTGTGCACTATTAACAAAAGTTGAATAACAATCATAGGTTGTGATACCTGTTGCTTCACCACCAGATGTATAACCGGTAACTATTGGTAAAGTTGTTTTTATAGTTTTACCATCAATCAATTCACCATAACTATCGTTATCTATTATCGCCATTAAAACTTTATCTGTAGCTAATCCACTAAATGCAGTGTCTGACCAACCACCGTTGGTTGATGTAGTTCCTGTAAATATTTTCTTTTTAGATTCTAAAATCGGTAACCTTAAACTTTCAAAATAATTGGTAAAAGGAGAAGTATTATCTGTCTTATCAATTAAAATATAAGTTAAATTACTTCCACTTACTACTGTTTCCCCCAATGGTACTGTAGTATTAACAATAACATTGGACCCTGACTCAACCGATTTAATATTTATCTGTGTATTGTTTAAATAAAGTTTATTTTTAATTCCTACACCTACATCTATATTATCATTTGTTCCACCATTTTCACCTAAATCACCACTATTTGAAGGTACTAACCCAGATGTTAATAACCCACTAGTCCTATAATTTGCATCAGAATCTCCTAAAACAAAGTGTGTTAGTATCTGATTACTTTGAGTTAATAATCTTTCTCTACCAGCTAATGTTAGTTTTGCCGTTATTGATACCGTATTCGCTGAACTGATTAATCCCATTTCTTTATAATTTAAAAATCAATTGTTAGTTCAATAGAGGCAGTACTACTATCCGCTATTCTTATTGGTCTAGATAATTTACCTACCATTACTAAATTACCATCACTATCTAAAATACCTACTTCAGAAATAAATCTATCCTCACCTAAAGTATATGAAGTGTTACAACTAGTTGGTAATTGTGCCCCATCTACATTAATTGTAAATAAAGTTTTATAGATAGTCGCACCTATAAAAGTTCTTAAGTTACCATAAAATAATCTCTCATCCCCAAAATTTAATTTACCATAATTTTCCCCTTTTGGTAAATCTAATTCAACACCTAAATTAAATGTATTCCCACTAGCATTATTATATTGACTACCTTTAAGGATGAATCCAGTGTTAGCACTATTTTGGTTTTCTAATAAAACTGGATTAATTGTTTCTCCTGAATTACCGGTAATATTATTACTAGTATAATTAATTTCTCTCCATTCTGATGGATTAGGTCTTGTTTGTGTCGACTTATTTATTTTTTGACTTAAAAGAACGAATTTATTAGCGTAAAAACCATAACCGTCATAAGATGGAGATTCTAATTTTCTCATATAAGGTAACTGATTAATATTATTAATTCTAAATTGTAAATCTTTATCCGTAGATGTATTATTATCTAAAATAGTGTACCTTTGACAAGGTAATACTGAAGTAAACCCACTGTTTCCACTAAATTGTAAACCGTATGTTAAAAACATAGTTTCACCCGCTTCTAAACAACCGCTACAGTCCCCATCGACTGATGGTATAAGGCTGGCAGATAGATCGGGTAACGTATAATTTCTATTAGACTTATAAGACATTGCTGCCAATAATTCTTCATTATCTATTACAACTATTTTTAATTGTGGAAATACCTTACCTACCGCTAATGGTGCATCAGGTGTAACACTCATAGTAGGATCTTCGATTAAATCATAATATTGTATATCTGTTTGATTTAATTCTTTTTCTATTGTATCAGTAACAAATGTCATACCTAATGTTGTACCACTTCCTGTTACTTCGTTTCTTCTATGCCAAAGGATAGGAATATCTAAATTTAACAATTTACCACTATTTCCATCTATATTAAACATTTCTCCATAAAAGTTAGAAATACAACTATTAGTATAATGAATAACTGAAATACCTTTTATAAAAGGATCCATATAACTTACGGATAACATATCACTACTCAAATTTATTTGTGGTGTTTCGTTATAGAGTAAATATTGTTTTGTTCCTGCGTATTGTTCCGAGCCGAATAAATCATGACTATGATAATTTTCACTATCATCTCTAAATTGTCCTGCCATATTTTCAGTCCACACATTATTCATATTCCACACAGGTATATTTTCTACACAAATATCACAACTACTATCAAAAGAAAGTGTTCCTGTATTCCAATATGATGATAATGATGGTAATCCATAATATGTATCTTCGGGGTCATCTCCACCAGGTAAAGTATAATATGTAATAACTGTTCCCGCAAATCCACTAAAAGTTGGTAGTTCTCTATCCACTTTAATTGTGGATCCACTTATACTAGTTATATTATAAACTTGATTTACTGTTGCTGCAGTCATTGTTGGTGTAGTAATATCACCTAATGTAGGATTACTAAATCTGAACATTATAAAATCGTCTTCACTTGTGGCAGTTAACGTAATACCGCTTAAAACTCCTTGTATAAATGGTGTAGTATCAATTTCACCCGTAAAATTACTTAAATCAATAGTACCACTCTCTTTGATAAATATTTCTGAAGTTTGTGCAGTTAAACCCTCACTAACAGTTGATCCAGAAAAGAATCCTCTATCCGCAGCTTCATTACTTACCACACCTTTAATTAATTGTAGACTACTACTACTATCAATGGGTTGTATAAAATTGTTATTATTATCTAATAAAAAAGATGTTAAAAATGGTTGTTTATCTTTAGGTCGTAATACTTTAGAATAAATATTTTTAGTTACAGAACCATCACCACCATAAAAATAAAATTCTCCTGTGGAGGCGTTACTTTTGGGGACAAACTCTTTCCACCCTTTTACGTAGTTATAATCTACTTCTGAATCACCCGCAATCCAAGAATTATAAGTTAATTTTCCTTGTGCTAGTTGTTCTCTACCAATGTCGGTTAACTTAACTCTTACTAATGCAGTATTTTGTTTATTTATATAACTCATTACTAATTCTTATTTTAATATAAATATGCTCAATGTAAATATTATTAATAAATATTTCCTCTATTTGTAACAATTTCTATAGGAATTGTCGTACTATAGGTAACACTTGTTATTATTTCCCCAACAATAGGTGTATATAATTTTTGGTTTTTAACTCTATAAATTAATTTATCACCAGCAACCGCTTCACTTAAATCAATAATCAAAGAATAATTATTTTGTCCTAATACATAAGGTGTAGATGCAATATATTTTACGTCCTTAAAATCTTCGTCACTTACATCTGTAACTTCTATAGTAAATAATCCTTCTTGACATATTGTAGGTGCATTAGGTATTACCCAAGATAACTCAGGTTTATTTGTTTCCACACTTCCAAATACACCACTAACAGGGTTAAAAAACACTTGAATTAAATCACCTTTTTTAATTTCTACTAAAATTATTAGTCTTCTAGGGTCTGTATCTGATCTCATATACTCTATATTATATGAAAGTTGATTACCATTTAAAGTTAACCCTACATCACCTATTGCATCAACCGGTAAATAATACTCATATGTTTGTTGAGTAGTATTATAGTATAATTTATCTTCTTTCCCTTGTTGTCCTGTAGGTCCTGAAGAAATAGGTTCAGTTACAGTATAATTATCAATTGATAATTCATTTGGATTACCGTCCTCCACAAATGCTAACGTAACCATTCTATCTGCTAATGTTGGTGTAAAAAAGTCTATATAAAATGCATTAGGTGTGTCTGTATTAGCACTATATTCAACCCCTTTTGATTGAATTACCCCATTATAAGACACTAAGGGATCTGATAAAGAGTTATAAAAAAATCTAGTGTCACCAGATTCAGTTTTAAATGAAGTTACTCTTAAATTACTGATGGTATTAGGTTCTCCTGGCTCATTAATGAAGGTTGGTTCGTCCGCTTCAAAAAGATTTAAAAAGTACCAATCTGTTTCGGGATTATATAAATTATATTCCGTACCTCTTTTATAGTTATTAACACTATTTCTTCTTCTACCTAATTCTTTTTGTATTAATGTTTTAATAGGATAATCAAAATATCCTTTTATTATAAATTCCCCCTCATCTATTTCATTTAAAGGTATTGTTAATGTAGTACCACTTTCTCCACTAAATAAAGTATAATCAAAATCCTCTACTAAAACGGGATTATCATTAAATACACCTCTCTCACAATCAAAAGAATAAATTTCTGCAGTGAAATTCAATTTATTTGGTTGTATGACATTTGAAACGTCATTTAATATTAAGTCAAACTCAAAAGGAGTTCTATCACGATCACTTATATAAACATATCTATCACAAGATAATGTCTTACTAGTTATAACATTTGGTAATCCCCATGTGGACGTAATACCTGTACTGATACCTGTTAATGAAAACCCTTCTTCTTCAAAATTACATTGTACCCCTAATCCGTTAGGTCTATGTATAATGTGTAAAAAATCTTTTAGATAATCAGCAACATATATTTTTTCATCAGGACCCATTTGTAACGCACCTAAACTAGCAGTAATAGGTAAGTCAGCCACAATAATACTATTATCTACCATTTCAGTAGAAGAAGTGTAAGTTAAATCATATTGTATTATTTTATTGGATGCACCATCACTTACATAGAATTTAGAAGAATCGGATGAAAATTCTAAACCATAAGGTCCGTTTATAAAAAATGTGTCACCACTTATTAATAACTCATTAGACAATGTACCACCTGTATTATTAAAATCTAATATTTGGATTAGGTTCTCATCATAAAATAGTGAAACTAATTTACTACTATCTGGTGACGTTTTCATGTACCCCCTATTAGTATTATATGTAGTACCTGTATCACTTATTACTGCAGATGCTATACCACCACTCTTTACCCTAAACGAATAAAATTTAGAATCTCCACTAGTGTGTGTTATAACCCAATAATCAGTTTCATTAAAATGAGAACAAGCGGTAACTTTTTCACAAATAGGGGTACTAATTAAAGGCATATTTTTAAAAATAATTTTACCATCTCCACCTGCCCTATTCATATCCACTAAACTATATTCAAAACCATTAGGGTTACCTTCAAAGTCAGTAGTAAATATATAATACTCATTACTATTTGGTCGAGGTACGATTATACTAGATTGAGTAGAAGTACCTGAACTTCTCAAATTAGCCCCTTGTTGCATAATAGTATTAGCACTAGTAAAAACTGTTTCACCATCAGTATAAAATAATAAATTACCTTCTTGATTAGATATACTACTACATCCTTCTTGTGATACTACTGCACCACTTATCACAACAGGAGTTGCCCCACTTTTTATGGGATCGAAACTTATACCAGCTCTCTGCCCAAACAACCAATTATAATTTAATCTATCATAAGTATATTCATTATTGTCAAAAGTTACTGGACCACATAGTGTGTCATTACTACCGGAAATAGGTATTTTTCGTGTTCCTCTAGGTGTAAATTGTGGATAATCAAAACCATAAACATCTGATCTTTCTTCATGTGAATACTTATCTTCATTACTTACAGGCTCCCAACCTAAATAAATCTTTTTTTCACTTATCGCACCATAGTGTTCATAAGTTTTACCACCATCTATATATTGCATAGGGATATTTGCAAAAATTTCTTTATCAATTAAATTTTCATTTTCATCTAATTCATAATTAAATAAACATAGTTTGTTAATAGGTGCATCAGTTAAGGCGGTATTACCCATACTTTGTGGTACGGGTTTAAATATTAAATTTTTAACCTGTGAAAGATCATCCATAAAATATGCCCTATTAACTGTAAATAATGAAGGGGATAAAGAACTAGCTAGATAGTTAATATTTAAATTAATATCTACTTCAGTTCTAATCTCGTTTTCGGTTACTACTTTACCATTAACACTAATTGGGTTTATTATATTTCCCTTTATATTCGCCATTATTTATAAATATATTTTATTTTATAGTTTTTTATTTTATTCTAAACAATCAATTATTAGTTGATCATCTTGATCCCATTCATTATCTCCCACTACCGTAACATTACCTTCATATTCATTAGTTTCATATATTTGTGTTATAAACGCAGTATTATAAGTTGTTATATTTGTTGCAGTTGCATTTTCTCTACATTTTTTATACTTTTCTTTTAAAACATCTAAATATTGTAATAAACTATTATATTCAGAGTTTGACGTACAACCACTACTAACACTATTATTTTCTAAATTAATTAACTGTTGTTGTATCATTTCTATTTCAACACTTAAAGAATAACAATCATTTTTAGAATCTATAAAATTCTGTTGTGATAATTTTTCTTTTTCTGCTAACTCAATACACTCACTATTTTTTACTACTAATTCTTCTTTTAATTTATTAATTTGATTATTTAAATCTTTTTCACTTTTATTTATTACACTTAGTTGTGTTTGTAAATTATTTAACTGGTTTGTTAAATTATTTATAATTGTACTATTTCCTGTATTAGGATTGTCGTTAACATTGTCACCTACATTTGGTGTCTTTCCGTCACCTGACGAAGGTAATCTATATTCATCGTTTGGTGTTTTACCTTCGGGTGTCATAGGATTTTTACCTATATTAGGATTCTTACTAGTATTAGGATTCTTACTAGTATTAGGATTCTTACTAGTATTAGGATTCTTACTAGTGGGGGGATTCTTACTAGTAGAAGGATTAAAAGGGTTAGTAGACAAAGGTGGACTAACACTTTTGTTACTATTACTTTTACTACTAATTACTTTTATTTTAGATGATTTTCCCATTTTTATTTTTTTTAACTTCTACTACTTCTACTATTTTTTTTATTACTACTTTGTTTATTTCTTTTTTGTCTTGCTTGTGTTGCTTTTTGTTTTTGTTCCTGATTAAGTTTATTTTTTATACTTTCAGTTTGTTTTTCTTTTTTATTTATTTGTTCTTCTTTTCTTTTATTTTCTTTCTGTTCTTTCTTTTGTTTTGTAGGAATATTTTTTGCTTTTTGGTTATTTAAATCATTTTTTACTGTACTTATTGCTAATTCTGTAGAATTTTTTTGTTGTTTTAATATATTTAATTGTTCCTCTAAGTTTGTTATTTGATTCTGAATTAATATTTTTTCTTCTTCACATAATTTACTAGATTCTGGTAAACACCCACCACCTAAACAAATATCCTCTACAGATATTTCTACACTTTGTTGTCCTATAGAATCTTGTGTTACACCACTTACTTTACAATTATCATTAACATCCATATAATTTAAGACATATTTTTTATATACAAATTTATTGTTATCAAAAATCGTATTTCTATAAACTTTACCAGAATTATCACAACCTTCCATAATTGTTGTTGATGGTATCACTTGTTCTATTAATTCTAACCAGTAATCACCTATTAGATCCATAAATTGGAAAAGATTATTATATGTTAGTTTTCCACTGTGTTGTTCACCACAACCATTAGCTCGTAAATAAAGTTCGTAAAATAATTTCAATGTAGGGTAACCACTAATTGTTTGTCTGTTTTGTGCGTTAATCAAATTACTTTGTACCATTTCGTCAAACACCTCTTTTACTTTAATTTTAGATGGGGGTTGTTCTAAGAAATCCAATGGGTTAACACATATTGTTTTGTCTACTACTTCACAGGTTACCCCACTACTATTTGCACTAAATGAAGAATGAGTAGTATTACCACAATGTGTACAATCTCCTTCATCATTTAAATCTATCCAAGTACATCCGCTGATTGAATTATTCCATATATAATTTTTATCTAAGTTAAGTCCGTTTTTACCACTACTTGTTAGTATAGTGTTTAGATTTGTACAACACTCAGAAGTCATACCAGAAGTTTGGTTGAATGTTTGTGCAGACACACCATTAATAATTTCTGTTATTTCTCCACCACTATAAGGTGTTGTACCGCTATATACATACAAACCAAATAACGAAATAGTTCCATCCCCTTCTTCTACAATTAATCTCTGATCACTATTTAAAGTTTTTCTATCCCCAATAACTAATGTTTGTGTGTTACAATCATTATCCACTATATAAAGTTCTTCGATACTACCACCCTTTTCAATTAAATCCCAATATCCTGCACTTAGTGATGAAGGATAATCTGCAGTTAATATATAATAATTTTCTTTTATGTCTTCTACAATATTTTCTAATAACCCATTATAAATCTCACAATCACTTAACATACTACCTACTGAAGTAGCAGATAATGTTAATTCATAATTTTGTGTTGATTCACCAGTGTATGTAAATACACCCTCATAGGTAACACTCTCACCACTACTACAAGACGATGGACACTCATCACAATTAATATTTTTCCAAAAATTGTAAACATCACATTCAATAGATTTAGATGGATCTATCTGAAATGCTGCAGACTTAGAATTTATAATTAAGTCAGAGTGATTGAAATCGTATTCCGTATATCTATATTCTAAATTTTGCCATAACCTATTTTGTGTTGTTATTTCTAATGGTGTTGCACATGTAACTTCATTTTCTACACACTTACCGTCAGGTAAATTTTTAACTGGTTTTATACTATCCCCAACATATACCCAAGACTTTCTATTATCTATAGTACAATTTAATTTAGGTAAACCATCACCCTGTGTATTATAAAATGGGAATATATCGTAAGTTTTATAATTTATTTGTATATTATCAATTAATAAACATACATCACACTCGTAGTTTTCTAACATTAACGATAAAAAGAATTGTTTATCTGGATATGCACCATTTAAATTATTTAATACGTCTTGTGGTATTTTTAATTCAAAGTTTTGCCATTTAGGCTCAAATATAGCATTTAACCCACTATAACCTTGTTCTGACAATGCCACAGTTATTGAATCTTCCAATAAATTACTATTATAATCTGAACCACCTATTACAACACCACTATAATTTTGTGGATTAAACCTCCATATTGGATTAGTATTTGACATAATTGGTAATGTTGTCAAATTACTTACTACCTCGTTTTCTGGTATAGAACCTATAGTATTATTATCTACTTCTAAATTAAAACTTAATGTAAGTTCATCCATATACTCAAACGAAGTTGCCATTTTATCTTTAACAAATTCTAAATATTGATTGTATCTTGTTGTATACCAATCTTGATATAATACCTCCGTATCATAATATATGTCATTTCTAGTTTTAGTTAAACTTCTAAGTAGTTCTTGAACCTCTTCTAAAGTTTCTTTACAACATTTGTTTTGAGTGGTATTACGTAATTGATTTTCTAAATTATTTTTTACAGTTTTAATATCTTTTATAATCTCTTCTTTTTCTTTTTGTTCTTTTTTGTACTCTTCATTTATCTTTAACCTGTTTTTTTGTATTGTACCTAATTCTTCTTCAAGTTCTTGTTTTTTAATTTTTAATTTGTTTGAGACGGCTTTTTGTGTACTTAATACTCTATTAACTTCTACTTTTTGTGGTGCAGTTAAATCAGTAGTATTACCCTTTCTTATCGTTGTACTATCAACATTTAATATTTTTGAAACTATATCAACATTTTTCTTAATATCGTTTTCTTGTTCTTTAGTTGATCTTAAAATATCATTTTCTTCATTTATATCTTCACAGAAAATAGTACTTTGTAATTCATTTAATTTATCTAAGGTTATATCATATTCACTATTAAGTCTATTTTTTGTTACTATATCGTTATTAGCTTCAGCCTTACTTAATTCATCACTAATTACATTACTTTTAACACAGTTTTGGAATAATTCTTGATATTTTTTCAACTCTTTACCTAATTCCATTTTTTTATTAGATAAACAAGTGTTGTATGCAGTAAATACAACATCTGGATTGTCAGATACGTTGTTGGTTTGATTTCTACAAAATTCTTCTATATTAAAATTTTCTATAATTTTAATTTGGTCTTGGTAAAGATTACAATCTATCTTCGGTAAATTTTCTTCTTTTACTGAATCTATTGCCGTAGTTACTTCTACAATATCATTTATTTGTTTATCAAGGTCTCTTACTTCTCTCTTTTTTAGTGAATGTTTAGTTTCTAAATCTACAATACTTTTCTTAAACTCTTTTTCTTTTTTATTTTTTTCTACTTCTTCAGATATTTGTTCTTTATCTATTTCTACAATAAGATTACTCATTCTTAGGTTAGCATCGTTACATATTGTTAATTCCGCCTCCATCAATTTTAATTGGTTGATTAATTTCCAATATTGTTTTAATACTTCACTATATGAACCTATTAATTGAGGGGTTAGTAACGCACATACATTAGGGGTAGTTATAATTTGTTCGAAATCATCACAATAATTTTCACCTCTAAATGTTACATAATTAACACAAGATTCATCCATAATATTACTTACTAATTGATTGTCATCTAGAAGGTTTTTAATAATATTTTTAAAATCATCGTCTACCCAACTTGAAACATTACCATTTACATTAATTGCATTAACATTACTTGCAAATTCTTCTTTAATTCTTGCCACATTTACTTTATTCACTTCATCCCAATTAGAAATAGGAACTAATGTACCACCATACGCACTACAACATTCATCTGATTCAGTAACAGTTTTTTGAAGTCCTGGTGTTTGCCATACTTGTATATTATTACTATCCCAATACGGTATTAAATTAGGTATTCCATCTTTATCTGGCTTAGTTAAATCTAATGTTTCACCTTCCAACGGTACAATATCGGTATCGATATGAAGAATATTATCTTTTAATGTGTTTTTAATTTGTTCACCTTCAGTAAACACTATAAAGTTTTTACAATCTAAATTATATATACTGTTAGTATATAAATCTAATGGTATCGGACATGAATCTATACCCGCACACGCAATTAAGGATTCCGCATTATATTTAATCATATAATCAAATTTAATGGTTACTTCATTGCTTTCATTATTGGTGGGTAAAAAGAACCCATCACTACCATTACTACCTAAAATTAGTTTAACATCTTGTGTGTCTTCACAAGATATATGAGATTTGTCTACACAAGAATCTATAATAGAACCATTTGTGAAGTTGTTTGGTTCACCGTTATAAGGTACTAACTGATTAGTTTCAGGATTTATCTGAAATTGCCCAAAACCATAACCTTTACCTAAACAACATTCTTTATATAAATCTGCCCCACTATCTTTAGTGGCGTTCCAATCCAATGTAGTCTTACTATTTTCAACAGATACAAATGTTACTCTACCATATTGATCAATATTATCAAGTTTCCATTTAGTAATATCTTGAAAGTCTGGATTACCAAAAGGAGAACCAAAGTCAGTATTTACTTCACCATCTTTACCTCCTATGTTACCTTTACTATAAACTCCTTTAGTATTAGACATTACAGTAATAGTGTCTCCTTTACTTTTTACTGCATTTAAATTAGTTCCTTCTTCATACTTAGTATAACCTTTACTAGTGGCTGGTTTAATTGTTCTAGTATTCTTTAACTCATTTTTTTGTTTTTGAGTATTTAATTCAATCTTTCTTTGTTCTAAATTTATTCTTTCTAAACGTAATTTAGATTTTTCTTTACCAGTTATAGTCCTACTATTATCAATCTTTTTAGTAACTTCTCTTTGTTGTTTTTCAACCTTTTTTATTTCTTTTTCAATACTTTTTTGAGGGTTATTTAATTCACTTTTACCTCCCTTTGAGGGTTTAGTAATTGTTGGTGAAGTATTAGGTCTTCTACCATCAGTGTCATATATTGGTTCTGTTGGTTGTGGATCTGGCATATCATAATCATCTTGATCTATAAAATCACCATTTTTATCTCTACAATAAACTACGGTTGTAATAGTGCCATCTTCATTTCTTTTATTTACATAATAATGATCAAAACCATAATATGCACAACATTCTACCGTAGAATCATAAGTAGTATTAGTACCATCACAATCCACAGGAGTAAAATATTTTTCAAAGTTAGTAACTGGTTGTGCGTTTCTTACGGCTTCCACATATTTTTCTAATGATAATTGAGGATTATTTACTACCTCACTACTATAAAGTTTTTCATAATTAGGGAAAACAGTACCATTAAGTTTTTTTATGTAATTAATTGCACTTAAACCCTTAAATGATAAAGTAATGCCTGCAACATTTGAAATATATCCCACAGGATTAGTGTCTTTATCATAAATAACAAATTCTGCAATCTTATCTCCTATCTTAGTCGAAAATCCGTCTAATTCGGACTCGTCTTCAATAAAACCAAAAAACTTTTCTCCCTCTTCAGTTAACTGAAAACAACCCGATATTTCAAATTCATTACAACCAGTATTAGTACTAATTTGTGTTAAAATTTCTTTCCTAACTTTAGTAGTACAATCGGTTAAAAATTTAATTCTTTCTTCTTCACTTCTAAAAGTTTTGTTTTTGGCTTCATTCAAACACTTTTCTTCATATTGTGGAAGTGATGTGTTATCAGGTTTAATTCGTATTATATTATCAGGAACAACATTTAATCCTTCTAATTGCCATAAAATTGCTTCTCCCGTATTTTCTATTGGTATACCGGGACAAGGAGGTTCTGTTGCACAAAAGAATGATTCTTCATTTTGTTGATTAGTGTATGTAAAATATTGTCCTCCTGCTGCTACACAACACTGAGGAAACTCATCGAAATTAACTTGTGTACCTTTTTCATCAGTAAAATAAATAATACCATTATCTTCTACCATAGTGTAAAGATCACAAGGATTTTCAATTACTTTAATACCATCACAATCCGTATTTATACAAATTTCTAACGCCTCATTATTATTACCATTCCTACTATTTATCTCTCTATTTAAATTATTTTTAGCAATAATATAATTTTGTTGTACTCTAAACCATTCAGGTGAATATATTAATTCACATTTTTCTTTTATATCCTCAACCCATTTATCATATTCTAGTTTTGCATTGTTACATAAATCTTGAAATAATGTTGTACCACCCGAAACAGGTGGGGAAGTGACTACTGAAAATTCTATGTTTAATCCTTCAGTAATAATTTGATTGTTTAGTGGGTTAATTGGTGTAATATATAAAATGTCCCCATCAGATGTTCCATTTATAAAACCATCGTTATAATTTAAAAATTGATTTTGATATATAGTATTTCCAGTTAAAGTTATAAAATCACTTTTTATTTGATTAGGATAAATAGATGTGATAAATTGATTCATATAAAATGAACCTCCATCATATTTACCTTGATGTGGGTTATTACCTTCACGAATATCTATAGGTGGGTTTAATCCACCTGTTTCTCTATACCATCCACCTGCTTTTTGAAACCAAGTTGTATCAAATATAGGATTATTTTCACTATCAAAACCTATTATAACATCTTCCCCATTTGGTATTGGAAGTGGATAACCATCACTATCAAAAGGTAAATCTTTTATGTCTGAACTTCCCGTATAAATGTATAACATACTTTTAAGTTGTGGAATATTAACAGGTTTATCTGCCACTACAATATATTCATTAAAATTAACTAATGACTCTGGTGCCCCTATAAATCTAAATAAAAATTCTATAGCTTTTCTAGCACCTTTACTTTTCCATAACCAAGCCACATTCAAAATTAATCTTCTATATAATTCAATATCTATTTCTTCTAAACTCATATTAGTAGAAGTACCACTCATTAAACCTTTACCATTACTAGGTAAAATATTTTTTAAAATATTTACATCGGTTAAAAAATTAAAATCACCAAAACCTAACATATTAGCTAAATCTTTAACTAAACTATCAGGTGTATTATTATTTTTATTATAGGTAATAACATGTGAAAATTTTATCCCATCGATATATTTCTTTACCTCATCAAACTCAACACCATATATCCTTAATAATTTATTTGCTTTTGCCCCATCTAATTCTAAATCTTCACTACCATCACCAGAAGGTAAAGTATCAAAACCAGTTATTACTTCAGCAGTATATTTTCTTTTTATTATATCAGTTTTAAACTTGTCTAAATTCTCACCAATATCTATTATTGTATTAAGATAAGTTATATATAAACCGTCAAATAAATTTAGATTATATCCATCATTTAGTACTGGAAATGTAACTTTTTCTTCGCTAAATACTATTACCCCTTGTTCTGTTTCTTTAGGTGTCTTAAATGTGGCAGTATAAATGGGATATACATTTCTATTAAGTAAATTTTTTTCTAAGTCGTTTAATTGAGTAAAAAAATTTTCGCTTTTTATTTCATTAGGTTTTATAAAAAATGGTATAGAACCTTCTCCAATACTATTTAAAAAACTAAACTGAGAAAAGTTTAAACCAGTTATTTCAGGAAATGGATTACCTTCCACCACAAATTTAACTAAGCTATTAGTAACGGTTGTAGCAGGAGTGAAATTTATTATATTTTTACTAATACCATTGTGTTCTATAACATAATCTTTATAATTAATTGTAATATTTCTTAATGGATTTGATGTATCATCATCACTAACTCTCTTACTATCCGAAGTATATACTAAACCAAAAGGATTATTAAAATAATTTGTATTAACTGTAAATGTAGATTCGTCCGCTAAACTATCATAAACGTATTCCGTTATATTGTTTCCACTAACCGAACCTATAACGTCTTCAACATATATTGCCGCAGGAAAATATTCTTTTATATGTTCTAAAGAAACACGTATTTTTTCTTCTACAGAACCATATAAAACATAGGTTAAAGGATTACTATCATCTAAATTTAAACCCGCTTTTTGATTTTTTTGTATTAATAAACTATCACTTTGTCCATCGTCTAAATCATCTAAACTAAAAAAATCAGAATAACTACCTTGATTGTAAGTCTTATTTAACTTAGGACTTAAATTAGTTGTAACTTTAAAATTACCCAACGTAAATAGGGGTGTTCCACCATCATTAACAATTTGATTACCCACTAAATCATCCGCAAAATTTCTATATTCTATATTGTCTATAAAAAATTTTCTTTTAGCGTAACCAGGAACCTTAATAGTTCTATTAAAGTTATTGTTTTGATTATTATTTTGGTTGGTTGTTGGCATTCATTTTATTACTACACATCTGTTATTTCATCAAATTCCTTAGTGAAATCTGGTTTTTCCAATTCTTCCCTAACTTCATACAATGGTTTACCTGTGAACTGATCTTTTATTTCAAATAATACATACTGTTTGTAAATTTCGTTATCATAGTTATATATTGTATAAATACCATCGTCTATAGATTTTGTTTGGTTACCATATAAGGCATATGATAAAGTTTCATCATCATGTTCTACCATTTCTACTTCCACCATAATTGGGTTAAAAAAAGTATTAGTTATTATTATTGGTTGACCTGGCTCACCAATATATGGTAATATATTTGGTTTAATGGATGGTGCGGAAGAAGGAGTTAAAGTGCAAAATACTAAATCAGAACTATCATCAAAAGAGTATGACGCTACTTGTGCCGATGCATTACTCACATTTTCAGCAACACTTAATACTCTATTATTTGATGTGACTACTCTATACAAATTTTGCATTTTTTTCTGTTCACTATTAGTATTAGTTGATAGGTATTCCACTCTATATCCTACTAAATTTCCATTTTCGAATTTAACCTTATCTTCTCCGCTAATATTTGGATCGTTTAGTTGTAAAACAATTCCTATAATATCAGGACTACTTGATAAAACACCACATGCTTGTATTGTAGTTCTTATTTGTTTTGGTCTTATTATTATATTGTAAATACCTTTAGCTGCAAATTCATTTGTAGGTAATTTTAGAGTATACATACCACCTAAAATCTCTCCACTATCATTAGGGTTATTCGCAGGTATTAATACTTGTGTTGGATCTAAATTAATCAGTATACTTTCACTGCTATTTTCACCTCTATTGGGACTGTAAGAATATAAAATTTCTACGTCCTCTACCGATACATCTGCCGGTCTTATTGTTCCATAATTTCCTGTTGCCATAATTTATTTTTTTTACGTTCTTATAAATCCTCCCCTATTAGTATCAATATCATTAGTTGTTTTTATTTCACCTAACAAAGCGTGTCTCTCAAAAATATCTGCCACACCTCTATTAATAAATACTTCACTATCAACTTCTGGTTTGAAAACCAACCCTAAATATTCTTCTTGTTTAGTTATTGCAGATAATGTTACTATATTGTCATTTATACTATTTAAATCTGTATAAAAATCTGTTTTCCTATATCTCTCTCTATTACCTTCCGAATTTATTTTATCAACATACTCATTAAAAAAAGTAATATAATGTATCCCACTACTATTAATATTGTTAGATTCTGCATTTATAACATAGTGTATTTTTTCACTATCTTGATTAATTACCCCCGTAAAAATCAAATCAGAATTACCTGTCATATCTAAATCATTGACATAAATTGGTTTTCCTGTATTTACATCTACTCTATATGAGGAAACATTTGCTATTTTACCGTCATCAGTTGTACCATTTATTCTTATAGATTCATTAATATAAAAACTAAGAGGTGCCGCAGGAAATCTACCATAAGTAAACGAATTAAATTCACCTAAATTAGTAGGTCTTTCAGTTAAATATGGTAAAAGTGGGTTAAAAGAAAAATCAGTAAAAATTCCTTGATCTTCCATTTTTTGAGTTAAGTATACATTTACACATATATTATCATTTAATAATTTACCATAATTATCATTAGACTCTTTACTAACATAATTACTAATACATCTTTTTATTTTTATTATTTCCATTAGTTTTTAATGTTTGGTTCTACTTGCCAAAATGTTAAATATGGTAAGTCAGATAATCCACTTTGTGGATTTAAATTTATTCCTCCCGGACCACCATTAAATGCATTTTGCTCATTATTAGGTTCAAATCTGTATTTATATATACCATTATCATTTTTTAAAACTACTTTTAAAAATCTATTATCGTTTATCTGATTGAAATTTAGATTATTAAAATCTGTAGTTTTTCTAGAATAATGTAAGGTAGATTCTCCTGTTTTAGCGTTTTGATATGTTACTTCTAGATATATGACATACTCTTTATTTGGGGCGTTATCTACTAAATCTTGAAACCAATATATATAGTATCCTTCATGAACTGTTTCTGGTTCTAAAGTTGAATCACCCAAAACAAAACTTACCGGACATTCATCTTTAGTTAAAACAAATCCATACTCATTTTTCTGATCATTTAGTATTTGTGTAAATATATTAGTAGATGCAATTAAATTATTAGGTAATACATTTGTGTCATAATAACTAAATCTAATAAAACTATTCATAACACTATCGGTTCTACAAAACAAATCATCAAATCTAAAACCTATTTCACCATAATAAGAAGAACCATTATAACTTGGACTGTTACTATAAAAATAACCGTTATTTGTTTTTCTAAAGAAATTTATATTGATTTTGAACTTTCTTATAATATTCCAATTATTATCACAAGGGAAAAATCTAACTTTTTTATAGTCGTCTATTGGATTTATTGCCTTTTCTATTTCGTCATCAATTAATTTAGTCTTTATTAATTCTGCATTATCCACAGGTGAAAAATCTAAATTAACATTTAAATTAATTGTAGTTCCTGATATATTTATATCTCTAATAGGTATTTTAAATTTATTAACAGACATCAGTAATTGTTTTTTGATTTAATGACGAATAATCTGCACAACCACCAGGAGTATCCCTCTCACCTAATTCATAATTGCCAGAATAAGTAATAAATTTGATATCAACATCGGTAGGTTGCAACTGAGGATCTAATAAATCTACTGGTATATTACTACCTAATAAATTTATTAAATCATCCGGTGTAAATTCAAAAAAAGTAGGTTCTGAGCACAAAGCAGTGAATTTATCTTTCTCAGATGGTAATGTTACTTGTTGAGTTGTGAAGTCCACAACACATGGTGGATCTTGTCTATAAAGATAAAAATTCTTATCAAAATATATATAATGTGCACCACTTTCAAACGGATATTCAACCCCTCTACCATTACCATCAATAAATCCAATTTCTAATAAATCTCTCCATCTATAAATTATAGAATCTGTGGTTAATGGTTTTGTTTTTAGTGGTCCTGTTGGTAAACTTTCTGTGTTAGCAGAGTATTTTAGATGTGCATAATCAGGTATATTTAGTGTGTTTTGTGAATCACCTTCCTCAACATATTCAGAATATTCTCTTATAGTAATTGGAGTATGAGGATTATAAATATATCCTTCTCTTTTATCTACTTTTTCTGAATCAATAATACTTAAATTATCTCTATAAACAGTATTAATTCTATGAAAAACTTCTTCTAATACAATTTCACTTAAGTTTTTTTCATTATATTCTACAATATCATTATCAAACTCAAGATTGCTCTCATCTATATTTTCAAAATAATTTTGTGGGTAATTTGGTTTTCCTCCAGGATAATTAGAACCAACTGCCCTTATATTATAATTTACTTTAACATCTTGTTCTGTTTCATAACCACCAATAATTGGCATCCAAAATCTATTTTTTATTTTATCTGGTAGATTTTTTTGTTTGTCTCTAAAAAAAACATTTTTAATGTCACTATAATCTGTATCATTATCATTTTTTACAATAGTAAAAAATAATGTACTTAGTGGTCTACCTAAGTTATCTCTTAATCCTTCTACATCAACATCTTTTTTAAAATAAAATCCCGCTTCCATATCATCAAAATAATTTACACCATATGCAGAAGGATAAATGTCATAGTCTTTTTCTTCTGTAGTTAAACATTTTAATCTTCTTACGTAATATTCAGAAACTACGTTATCTATTGACCTTTTTATTGTAGATATTCCTTTACTGAAATCTATGTCTTGTGGATTTATATCTATAACAAATATTCTATTTAGATTATTATTTTCTTCGTCACCTAACTTAACAATATTAAAAGTTCTTTCATTAAGATATAAACCATTATTAGTATTATCTATAAAATTATAAAGTCTAATTTCATCGTCTTCTTCTAATGCATGATTTATAGGTGTTTTGAAATAAACATACTCTCTATTATTTATGGTAACTGATCCCTTATCTATTATTTGTAAACCGTCTTTTAAACTTATGTTTCCGTTATTTTCTACTAAATTAATATCTCTACTTTCAAATGGGTAAGTAATTTTCAAAAGATAGTTCTCTTTACCATCATAATCAATCATAGACAATCTATCAAAACCAGGGTCAAAAGTTTTAAATTGACATCTAGATGACTCATTATCATTTTGTATTTGAGCAACATCAGTATCGGGCGGTTCAAAATAACCATACCAACCATCAGTAACAAAAATACTATTAGATCTAATAAGTTCACTAGTTACAACACCATTATCCTCAAAAATCCTTATATTTTCATTATATAAACAATTACTAACAACACTATTTAATACACCATAAAATCTATATATGTGTGATTCTTTTCTTTCTTTCTCAAATTGTTCATAACTATTAACAACCGCCTGTTCATCACTTAATGGTAATAGTTTATTACTATTTTCTAAATTTAAAGGTATGTGTTCAGTCCTATTAACTGATCTAACTGATTTTTCTTTATTTAATAATATTTTAAATTTATCTTTCACTATATATAAATATTTTCTAAGTTATTTTTATATAACCGTTAGTATTATTACTACCCGCAACATATTCTAAATAAACATTATATGTACCAGTTTGTTTTATTGTAAAGTTAATTACTTCTGTAACTGTACTAGTAAACGCAAATAAAGGTCTACTAATAAGAGTTTCTGTATTTGGTTGTGAACCATAAGTTGATATTACGTTTGTATTTACAGGAGTTGTAGTATTATCATTATAAATTATAAATTTTCCTGTACCCGTTGTTAGGAGTGGCATACCAAATAAGCCTGATCCTACTGATCCACTACTAATCTCTATTTTTAATTCTGCATTAGGTGAAGTAACAATTATCTTAGTAGGACTAGCCTGACCAAAATTATTTGTTTTATCAGTGGAAAACGTATTAGTATTACCTACCTCATTAACTCCCGTTATTTGATATTTAAGATTGTTTGGTATTGAGGACGCACCTCCACTATTTTTACCAACTGCTGCATTTCCATTTGGTAATGATATTACACCACTATTACTTAAATCTGATATTGCAGCACTTTCTGAAGCACTTGTAATAACTGCCTCACCTAAACAACTTCTAAGTGCAGTAAATTTATTTTGTCCAATATCTCTAAATCCTGGTTGGTTATAAGTATTAGAACCGGCTTTTTCATTGTTACCTAATCCTTGTAACGTAACTTCATCAATCTTATCTGCAAAATATTTAGAAACTAATCTATGTAATGCACTTTTACCTGGCACTAAACCAAAATAATGATAATATGGTGTCTGTGAGGTTGAATATTTTACCCCAAAATTTTGTGGGTTTGTTTTATCATTAATATTAGACATATTAGGAAAATCTAAAAATTCACTAGGAAATGGGTTATTCCCTCCTTTCCAACCTGTACCATAGAAAAATTTACCATTACTTTTTAAACCACATCTATCTCCTGTCACAAATTCATCACCATCATTAATACTATTAGGTATTAAAACACCATCTATAGAGTAATTTACTGATGGTATTCCTGATGTAAACTGTGCAGAAGGATAAACATCATAAAGATTATCAAATTCGTTCGATCCTGGTCTCATATAGTTTACTTCTAAATCGTCATTCTTAAAAGTACTAAACCTCCTACAGAAATAATCTCTAGTTTCTGAGTCATGTTCATAATATGTAAAACACTGTCCAACTTCCATACCTAAATCGTTACTATCAATTAAATCTATACCTACTTGTGATTGTACCACACCTGCAGTAGTATTTAAACAATTTACCCTTGTACAACCAAAAGAAACATAAGCTCTAAGATTTACTATTCCATCTTTCTCTTCCACAGAATTAACTACTATAGGATTAGCATTTTGATTTTCAAAATCATATTTTAAACCTTCCTCACTTAATCTAGAAGTTGTGGGTTCTAAATCATTAATTACAAATGGTACATCATCTATATCGCAGTATACTGAACTACCCATTTCGACTAAATCTGTAGGATATAATAAATTTGCTTTATAATTTCTAGGTAAAGTATTATATGCCGCATCAGGTTTTTTCATAACTGATGCGTAATATATTTTACCGTCTTCCCACGCAATAATACCGTGTTTTATATTTTTATCGTTATAACTATTATGTTGTGTACAAGGACATCTATTAGTACACCCTTGAACCGCACTTTGGCAAGGATCTATACATCCAGTAGGGGGACAACTTTGTGGTTGAAGGTTGTTAGGTATGTCTTCACCTGGTTGTGTCTCAGGATCGGGTGGGGATGTAATAAAATCTGCATCTATTGAACCTGCATTATTGTTACCTAAATCTGTTTGGCAACCAACAGAGGATCTAAAATATTCTTCTTTCTCTACTCGATAAACAGTATTACATTTATTTTTATGATGTGAGTGTCCACCTCTATTTTCCCACACACTCAATCCAGTTACGGGATCTTCAACCTCAACATAATTAGGTCTACCATGTGGACCAGGAAACGTTTTAATAGTTTTAGAATCATTTATTCTAATCTCTATATTTGCATTATCATCAAAAGCTTGAAACACAAGTGGATCGTCGAATCGTAAAGTACAAGGGTTGGATGCCGTATCCACACCTGTAAATTTTAAAGATTCTTTAGCATTTAGTATTGCAATATCTTCTAATACTTGCGCATTACCATTAGGTACGTATTTACCAAACCATGGGGTAACATACCTTTTTGATCCTCTAATTCTCACTCTACATCCATTTACATCAATAATTTCTTCTTGATTTGCAGTAGTATTTTCAACTATAACCCTATATTTGTTATACGTATTTGGTGTCTGGTAGTCAGGTGCACAATCAAAATCACAGAATTTATCTTTCTTTAATTGTCCTCTTTTCTTTTTTCTCTTTTTAAGTTTATATTTTCTTTTTATTAATGGAAAGTATAACGTACCACTAACCCAATCATTATAAAATTCAAACCTTATCATATTTAACCAATTAGCGACACCCTCTAATTTACACTTAACCCACTCTTTGATTTGAGGTGTGCTACTTCCAGAACACTCTTTACAACTATTTATTTTAACAAATGTTTCATTACATACATTTCTCGCCAATGGTGTAAATATTAGAGAAGGTCTAATTGTGGGAAATGCATTATCTTCAGGACAATTTAACGCAATTAAATTAATTTTTGTACAACAAGAACGACAACAACCTCTATCCTTATTATCTGATGGTGTACCATCAATACACAATGCACAATCATTTGTTGGGCAACCATATTTTCTATCATTACCACCACTAGTACAATTTTCGTTATCATTAGCAGTTTGACCTCCTGGCCCACTTATATCTCTACAACAACTATGTCCAGGATTGGTATCTGGAAAACATGTGTCATTACAACGTTTACATAACCACCCACCAAAGACACATTTTTTCCTAAAACATAATTTTAACTTTAAACAAACAGTGAACCCAATCTTTTTTGTTAATCCTATGTAAGTCTGAAAATTAAATATATTAATGGAACTGCTACATGAAACATTACTACAACCGTGATTACCATATCTTATGCGTATATCACTAACTACTTTTAACCCACATATAATAGGTATTTGGCATATGGATGTTATTAAACTATTAATATAATTTAATATTCCATTTATGAAAGCAATAACAATTCCGACTGCAGTTAATACAAAACAAAATATAGAATATATTGCATTTATTTTTGTAAATAACCTATTTATTGGGAATTTATTTGTTCCTGCACCATCTTCAATTCTCTTTATTCCAATAAAATTTCTATTTCTGTCTTTTTTATTTGATTGGTATCTCGAAATGAATTGTTTAACAGTATAAACTTTTTTCCATCTTAAAGTGTAAAAATCCTCTAAATAGTTATATTGATTATTAGTTTGTCCAGAATATGGTGTATTTTCAGTAAACGTAGATAACTGTCTATTTATTTTATATGGTTTTTCTTCTTGTAACTCTTTTAAATCATAGTTATCGAATTTATAATTTCCTGTTAAATTAGGTACTAAAAAACTTGCCCTTCTCCTAAGTCTTTTATCATTACCTGTGGCATCCATACTGATTCTAAATCTAAAATCAGCCTCAGTAGCGATACCTTTAATACCATCTGGACTAGGAACTAAGTTACCAAATTCATCTGTCACTACTTTTCTTAAATTCATTGGTAATTGTAATGCAAATGTACCATTTTCATCTATTGCATCTTCATCAATATCGTATTTTTCTATATCTCCATCTATAGTACGATATATAGCCTCAACTTGTCCTTTACCGGTAATCATTTCCTCCATACGACCCATTTTCTTTCTAGGTCTACAATTTTTATTAACAGAGTCTTTTTCATCATCTGATAATACACTACCAAAAAACATTGCCGTAGGTGTTAATTCTATAGAATCTATACTAATATCTTCTCTGGTAATTCCAATAACTCTACCCGTACTTAAACTGTCACACCAAAATGGTTGGACTAAAACATTTATGTTTTGACTAACTATTTGAGTTAAACTATCCAAGTTTCTACTACTTTTAAATTTAAATGGTGACGCAAATAACTCTTCTGCATAACCTTGTTCTATTAATTCATAAGGTCTAGCAGATATAAAACCTATGTCACTAATATCCATATCATAATGTAGTGTTTGATTACCTGTAGGAACACCAAATAAAATAAAATCTCCTGATTCGTTGGTTGTTGTAGTATATTTATAATATCTTTCGTATATTTCTAAGTTTATTTTATCATCTAAAATACCTATTTTATCAGGAAATGTACCAACCGGTGTGTGATCTAAAGTTTGTTGACTATCGGGTAATAAATTATATCGTATACCGTTAACATTTTTCTTCTCAGGTGAAGGACTGTCAAAAGGGTATAATTGTTCAACTATAGGATTATTAGAATTTTTTGGTATAAATATAGATACTTTTACATTTGGTACACCAAAACCGTTATTTATTATAACTCTACCTGCTACTACACCATGATCGGAACAAAAATTTCCATAAACATCTTCCTGTTTAATTTTTAAACTTAAAATTTCTAGTAAGTCAAAATCTTGTTTAAGTTCGACCTTAACATACTTATCTTTTCCGTTTGGTGTTGTTCTTATTCGAACTGATTTTGACATATCTACTATTCTTCATTTTCTTCGTTATCTTCTACTATTTCTAAATTACTAAAAGTTTCTGCACTATATGTTGGTGTGTCAGAAAACTGTTTTTCTCTTTTTTCTCTAGTTGCAGTGTTTTTTCTTACTTTATTTTTTTCTGTTCTTTCTCTAATTTTATTTTTCCAATATAGTGACCATTTTACTTGTATTTTTTGTAACCACTTAGGGGTAAACATATGTAAAATAAATTGAATGGTAATTGCCACTAATACTAATGGTATTGCCATTAAAATTACTACTGTCGTCACTAATTTTAATATTATATTCATTTCGTTAAAATTACCATCTGCAATTGCAGATGGGATTAAATTAATTTCTTTTCCAGGAATATCATCATATGACATTTCACCTTGTTTTTTTCCGTTACATGTATTACATCCCATAATTTCTATTTTTTTTAAAACTAATTCATAAACTACGAAAAGTAACTATTTAAACCTAACTTTTATATCTTTATTTGGGAATTTAACTTCAAACATTGCATCTGGTTCACCAAATAAAGTATAATCATCAGAAATATCTATTTCTTTACTATCATCATCTATATATGGTTGAGATATTTCATTTAATGAATATTTTCCACCAACTTTATTAAATATCTTCAAATCAGTAACATTTAATACTCCACCTACATTATTTATATTTTCAACTAACTGAGCTAAATAAACATTTTCTCCCATACCCCAACTATCTATATCAAAATACTCTTCTACTGTTTCAATAACTGAAGACATAATTTCACCTTTAGATGTAGTTTTATCTGTAAATACGGAAACTTCAAATGAAAGGTTAATAATTCTACCATCTTTTATCGTTACATAATCGTTTAACATTCTATAATTAGATAGGTACTCTGCTATATTTTCTTTTAATGTATCAGTAGAAGTATTTGTTAAATTTTCATTTTCATCTAAAGCCAAAATTGTTACGTTAACTTTATTTCTTTCTTCCCAAACCCCACTTCTAAAAGGAATACCAAACTTTCCAGGCATTAAACTTATTCTAGACATATAATCTTTTATAGTTACACATCTGTCTTGTGCAGAAAAATTATATTTAACTAATTGTCTAATTTCGTTAAGGGACGGTTGATCTTTACCCCCAATAGCAGGTATTGGGTTATTTGCGGTTAAACTATTTTTTACATTTAAATTTATTGTTGCGTCTTCACCTGTAGTAACCATAAATACTTCGCCTAAACCTTTTAACACATTAGGTCCAATATTACTGTCACCGCCTCCACCAACTCTATATTTAATAAACATAGTTCTTCCAGGTGTAGGTATAGTTCCTAATGAATCATTATTAACAAAATTACCAATTTGTGTTATTTGTCCTCTACACCCAATAAAATCGTTTAATTCTGAAACATCTATTTCACCACCACCAAATGTAATTTTACAAAAACCATTGTCCGTATATTCACTTATAAATCTTTGAGGTATGTTTTTCCATTTACCGGCTAAAATACCTTGTGTTGTCGTAGGTACATTAGGATCTTCAATAAACTTTTCTGCCTCAGCTAATGCACTAACTTCATAAAAATTATTTTCAAAGGTGGAATAATCAACTAAAGTAGGGGGTGTGGTTAAATTTGTTCCTTCCAATGTAATTATATTGTCAATAGAAATTACATTATCTTCAGGTAAAATAACTTCTAAAAAAGGTTTATAATCTTCTCTACTTATAACTCTTTTATATTCTTTAGTAATACCATTGACTACTAAAGCTTGTTTAATTAAATTATAATTGTCTATACCACCAGAGGAATTTTTATTAGGTAAAACTTTTCTATTAGGTATACCACTACTACTAAAAGGGGAGGAAAAATCTAAATCATCTACTAACTCAAACACTTTGCCCGCACCTGTAACTTGTGTACCCTTTAATAATATTGGTGCATAACTTTCATCTGCCTTAGTACCATCATTTTCATCTACTGGAACAGTAACAGATAATTCCACAATTGTAATACTAGGTCTTTTACCTGGAACTTTTAAACCAAAAGTTTTAGCCAATTCTAATAGTGATGATCTCTCTTGTGCATAATTTATTTGTGTTTCATTAAACATTCTGTCTGTATGAAATGATAACATATCACCTACTGCAGCATTTAACTCTAATAACATCATACCTACAGAAGCGTCATTGAAATCTGATAATACTTCAGGATAATATTGTTGTACAAAACCAATTAATTCTGCTCTTACTTCGGCAAAATTTCTACTATTATAATTTACTTTCTTTTTCATATTTAAAGTGTTATTTCTAAAATATCAGAAGATGCGAAAGTACCATCTACTACTGTATATTTTAATTCAACTATTATTAATTCTTCAATGTCATTTTTTTTAAAATCTATACTATCGACAACTAAATTTGGTATATATTTTTTTATTGTCTCATTTAAATTGTCTTTAATTTCACTATGTGTTATGTTATCATTAGGTTCAAAAATAAACTTTTTTAAATCACTACCAAAATCTGGCATATACAATCTTTCTCCTTTAGTAGTCAATAAAAGATGAAGTAAATCAGCCTTAATTGCATCTTTATCAGTTTGATTTAATTTAAAGTAAAAACCACTCTCACTGTTCTTAAAAGGAAAATCAATATTTATAAATCTTTCTTCTGCCATATGTATATAAATATTCTACAATAAATTTTTTAAAAGAAAAGGTTATATAAAAAAAAAAGGTATCGTTTGATACCTTTTTTTTATTTAATAATAATCATTATTTTAAGTAATTTCACAAGCTCCTCCAGCACAAGCTAATTCACCACTTAAATTTGTTTCATCATTTTCTTCTACTACTTTAGATAAGTCTATTTCTGATAGTGTTTTCATCATTTTTTCATACTCATCTTTAGTACAATCCTCAAATGGTGCTTGTACATAAGTACCACCATTATATGGTAAAACGGATAATCCATTATAATGTTCCCTATTATTCCACATCCATTCACCAGCTAACTCCCAATCTTCTTCTTTTAAAGATATTGTTGCGGAGACATTATGTGAATTAGAACCACTATTATGCCCACTTTTAACCCATTTAGTTGCAACTGTTTTAACTCTTTCTAATAAATCAAATGGTGACTCAGTTCTTAATATTGAACCTTTGGGTGCTTTTTGTGGTATAGATATAACTGCGGTATCATGTCCCCTAAAATAATCGTCTTCTATTAATTCTGGGTGATTGTTTTGAAGGTATCCATACATTGATTCATTTTTACCTACTCTAACTCTTCTAATATAATAATCGTTATGCCAAGCATGTATTCCAGATGAAGTACCTAATGTAAGTGAAGTAGTTCCAGCAGGTTTAACTGTAGTAGTTCTAGCTGATTTATTAATACCAATTAATTTAGCAACCCTACTATTTTCTCTTTTAACAACTTTAGCAGCTTCTTCCATATCGTAACCTAAAACTCTACCTGAACCAATACCTGTCATACTAACACCTATTAATGCTTCTTTTTCAGTAGTTTCCTGCCATATATCTCTTAAATAATGAAAATGTGTATATCCGGCTTGTAGTGTACCTATAAAAGCTGCGGCTTTAACTCTTTCATTTAAATCTTCTTGTGACTCAATGTTTGATACGTTGACTTCACATAAATTACAAAACTGATAAGGTCTCAAAGCTATTTCACAACAAGGATTTGTACCCCAGTCTTTATCATTATTAAAATAAATACCTGGCTCACCAGATCCACTTAATTCAACTCTTTTCCATAAATCTAAAAAGAATTCCTTAGTTATCTTATGTCTCATTAAACACGCTGAGTTATTAGATCTACCTCTTTGTGGATTTGTTTCCCACCAATTACCTGATTTACAACCAATCATTTCTTGATCGTCTGCAGAAAATAAACTAATTAATGCAGCTCTACGAATACCTCCCGCTAATACCGCATCTGCAATATGACATACAATATCATGTACCTCTAAAGTAGTTAGTTGTTCACCATCTTCTTTTTCACTTAATATACCAGTTATTTTAACGATACATTCTTTTAATGGTTGAGGTCCTGGTGCCTTACCTCCTGAAGTAACTAATCTAGCCCCTTTAGGTCTAATATCAGAATAATCAAATACTATTCTAGAACTCTTACCATTAAGATAGGATTTCATTAATAATTTAATTGCATCTGCCCAACCTTCTATTGAGTCACTAATTAAAAATCTTTTTGTTCTTTTCTCATAAGGTTTATTTACGGGCGGTAATTTCTCAACATGATGTTTTTGTACTGAGTAACCTACACCAGTTCCACCTAACAATAAAAACATACACTCACTAAAAGAGTCTATATGATCGATAGGCATATATGCACAATTATAAATTCTATTAGGTGATATTTCAATTGGTTTTCCACCAAATTGCATACTTCTCATTGAGGGTAATACTTTTTTGTCGTACACAAATTGGTACGCTTCGTCTATTTTATCCGCAATGTTAGGGTATCTTTTTTGATGCATTTCTTTATTACGGGTAACTAATTCATCCCATGTTTCTCTTCTGTCTAATTCTGGTAGATATTTTGCATACTTCATATATACAGTAATATCCGATAAAATTTTGCTTGATAACTCCATTTTTTAACTACTTATTTTATTTATTATTATTAATTTTCCCCTAATGTCTCTCTTTTCTTTTTCATGGCATCTATAACCAATTGAGACTTTCTCTTCTCCTCACCATTTTGGTGTTCTAAGAATGAAACGTCACTAGAAATACTAGTGTCTATTTTTAATGATCCGTTATCAAATAATATATCTTCGAATATAATACCATCTTTACCAAATCTAGACTTAAGTATTGCCATAGTAGCAGTACCTTCTTCTTTTTGTTCTAAAGTCTTAGCTACTGATATAATAAAGTGTCCAATTTGTCCTTTTTTAATCGAACCACCAATCATATCTGCTTTCACTACATCCGCACCTATAGAACTTCTATTACCTTGTACTGCAGTCCACCCAACAACGTCTAATTCAGATATCATAGTTTCAAACTGTCTCATAACGTTTCCTTCACCAGCATATTCATCTTTAAACTGTTTAGTGGGTACAACACAATCCATATAATCTATAAAAACAACATCAGGTTTTGTACCATTAGATGTTAGTTTTCTTAAATATTGTTTTATATGATTAATTGTTGTGCCATCACTCGGCATCTTTTTTAATATTAAATTTCCTTCTTTTTCTTTAAACTGAGGTAATAATGCTTTAACTTCTTCTTTTCTATCAGTTAATTCATTTAGTGGTATTTCACTCCAACATGTCATATGTTTTCTTTGAATGACTTTTGGGTTATCTTCAAAGAAGATTTGCACTACATTGTAACCCAAATTATAAGCAGTATTTGCCATACGAGTTATTAAAGTAGTTTTACCAACACCAAAAGGTGCTAAAATCACACCTAATTCTCCTTTAGATAATCCACCATCCATTAAATTGTCTATACCAACTAATCCTGTGGGTACAGGACTCCTAAAATCATCACTTAATACCTCATCTATTGCGTGAAAGACATCTATACCATTATCTTTTTCTCCTCCAACAGATAAAGCTTCTTTTAATATGTCTTCGCATTCATCATACCTATCAAAATCTCCCGAATCTAATATTCCTTGTATCTTATTTGTTGCTTTTTTAAGTTCTTGTTGTTTACAAAACTTAGTTGCAACTTCTTGTGTGTGTAAACAATCTTTATTATCTGAATTTTTTACCTCTTTAACCATTTCAATCGCAGAATCTCTAGCGATATCTCTTTTTATTTCTACTCTTATAAGTTGAAAAATAGTGTCATAAGTAGGAATTGTTTCATAACTTTCATAATAATTTTTAATACTAGCAACAATTATTCTAAGATATTCGTTATCAAAATATTTTGGATCGATTATATCAATAATCTCCTCACAAAATTTATTATCTTCAATTAATTGTTTGACTAACTTAATTTGAAAACTCCACCCTAAATAACCTAAATTTTTATCTTTTTCTTTAGTCATTATTTAATCCTTTTTGATTTATTAATAAATATACACTAAAGCGTGTAACCACAATATTCTTGACTATATTTTTTTAAACTCATCCCATTCTGTATAATAGAGATGATTTCAGGAATAATTGATCTGATATCAACATCATATCTTACCTTTGGGGGGTAGTCATTACCACTAAAAATCTTTTGTGCTACAACCCTTCCTTTAACTTTAATTTGTAAAGTGAATAAATCTTCATTTTCATATACATCATGTCTTAATTCCTCTAATTCTTCTGTAGTTTGAATAGCATAAGGATTATAATACTTCCACAAATAAAAATTACTTTTTAATTTAAATTGGTTCTTTATGACTTCAGTTGCATCATCAATAACATTTTTAATTTCTGTGGATCTTAAACTTTTTTCATTATATCCATTTATTTGAAAGTTTCTACCGACTATAGGTTTACCGTTAATCAATAATAAAAATTCATAAGGAAGATTATCATATCTTTTTTTCATAATTTTTAATTTTTAATTTTATTAAAATAACTTTTTTCTTTTTTTATTATTCGTAAAAACGGTTGTAAAAAGTTAATATAACCGTCTCTACCCCCAGGTATTGCCATTGTTAATCCGTCTTCTAACATCATCTTAATTACATTTTTAGTTGTCCTATTTTCGGGATCAATAGGAGAACTAAATAAATTATTTAAAGTGGTTTTAGATTGTTCAGTTAACAAAGGTTTTTTTAGATTAATAATTTTTTCATTTACCTCAAAAATACTTTCACCTTGTACTCCCACAGTAACTTTATTAATTATGTTATCTAATGTTTTCAATCTACTTTTTCTTTGACTTTGAATTTCTTCAATTTTACTAAAAATTTCTTTCAATGTCAAAGTTTTGGAAGAAAATTCAGGAAAATATTTTATTAATGTTTTTTCACTAACACCTTTTATACCTTTTATATTGTCACTAGCATCACCAGAAATCATTTTTAATAACTTAACATTACTATAATGATGTGTAAAATATTCGTTATAATTTGATATTGTAATTATGTTTCTAAGATTAAGAACATATACTCCAACTCTATCATTAAGTAGTTGTAACATATCTCTATCATTAGTCATTATAACAACTTTCTCATTATCTTTAATCTGATTACAATAATAACCTATTCCATCATCTGCTTCTACAACCTCATCTATAAATTGACGAATAAAAAGTTCTTCACAGTAATCAATTACTCTCTCTTTTTGAATATATAATTCAGGTTCTGATGGTGGTTGTTCACAATAAAAATCTTTATCCCTATTACCTTTATAATCTTTATAGATATCATATCTTAACCTACCACTAAAAACACCATCCCAAAATACATAAACTCTATCGTATCTGTACTCATTAATATTTTTTCTTAACATAGTTAAGAATTGAAAAATCCCACCTATATGGTTTTCTTTATAATAAAGATTTTTTGCACCATGATAGGCGGTTTTTAACAATGAATCACCATCTACTAATAAAGTGTGGGTATATTTAGGTTTTTTAGTTGGTCTCGACACTTAACATATTGATTACAAAATTAATAAAAAATTATTGATCCGCATATTCTACGGGTGCATCAATATGTTCTCCTTCTTCTATTGTAAAATCTACTTCTTCACCGACACTATCAAATACTGTAGACCAATATTCTTTGTAGTCAGATTTATAAGAATCAATAGCTTTCTTATCGTCTTCAATAAATCCGTGTGTTGTCGCCAGTATTCTACAATCAGCATAACCTAAACCATTCATATGGTTTTTGTGTATACCCACTTTAGTTCTAACTGCGAAGTTTACTTTACGTCCTTTATTTGTTGCATTTAATTTAGATACTCCTGCACTTTTTTGATTCCCAAAAAGGAATACTAACGCACAAGATAAATAAATTGATTGCCCTCCTTTAGGTTGAATTCTGGGTTGACTGAATGGATTATCGGGTAACTCTACCCAAGGTTGGTTAACAAATACCATTGTATTAGTATAAGGAGAACTCTCTTTACGAGAAGAGGTTATCCTTTGAGCCATTCCCATACCCCATTTTTCTGATATTACTCTAGCAGTATGTTGGTTACCACCTTTACCTTCAAAACTCATTTTACAAGGTATTGTTCCTATAGAGTCCCACAAAAATACAATATCATGTGGTATATCTCCTTTTGATTGTGCATCTAAAATTTCAGTCACATATTCGAAAGCTTGTTCAATGTATTCAAATCCTAACTTATATAATAAGAATCCATCCCAATAAGCTTCTATTTCACCAGTACTTTCATCTACCTCTTCAATATATTCAGTCTCTAAACCCATTTGTTTTGCGTGTTCAAAACTAAATTTTTGTTCAGTTATAATGAATATTGGTAATATACCTTTTTTCTGCGCATCTACTGCAGTTTGTATTAGTGCAGTTGTTTTTCCAGTATCTGAATGTCCTAATAACATATTAATTTGACCCATAGCAGGACCAGGAATTCCTGTCGCTTTTTGAAATGATTCTCCTAAATCAAAGTATTTCTGTTCTTTATACTTATCACTAGAAGAAAACTTTTTACGTATACTAGAAAAATCGCTTGTTTTTTTCTTAATTGGTTTCTTAGCCATATATTTTTTTTTAAAAAAATAGGTCACCTAAAAAGATGACCCACTTTTAACATTTATATTAAATTAAAATGGTAAATCATCACTACCACCGGTTTCTAAATTAGTCACTGTAACTTCATCATCATCTTCAAATGAAGATTCAGAGTTCTGAGTCTTAGTTTCCTCTCTTAAGTAAGTTATTTCTTCTTCTAATGAAGCAGTTTCTGATTCTTCTCTTTCTTCTTCTGCAACATATTTACTTTGTTCTGAATCCCAAACTGGAGTCATATTTTTTGCTACAATCTCTAAATATTCTGTAGATTTTTTAGCGTAAACATCTCTAAATGTTTCTTCGTTGTTAAACCAATCGTTAGCCTTAGTAGTATCTTCAGTTAACATACTTACATCATCACACATAATAGATGTTACTACACTCCACCCTTTTTCATTACGGTTAGTAGTTATAATAATATCTCTACCTTCTCTAGCATCTGTAATATCACCTTTTAATTTAAAAAGTGGCATTAACTTATCCATAACACCATTACCTGTGTAATTGTGTTTAAATCTCCAAAATTTAACACCGTGATCTTCGTTATCTCTATCAATACCTTTTACCACATAAAATTTACGAGGAGTATACTCTCTAGCCATTTCTTTAGCTTTTTTACTACCCTCCATTAATAAAGCTTCTTTTGCTTCATACATTGGGCAATGTTCGCCATCATTTAATTTATTACAGTAAATTTTTTCATATTTACCATTCACTTGTCTTTCGTAAAAATATACTTCTTCGAATGGAGACTTACCATCTTTTGCAGGTAAAATTCTAAATCTTCGAGTTGCATTTTTTACACCTTGTTGAAGTTTTTCAGTGAAATACTTCTTAAGTCTATCTTCATTAGATAACTTAGGTTTTTTTGAACTGTTTTCAGTATTACTTTCATACTGAGACAAAATTGCGTCTAAACTGTTACTCATTTCTATTTTTTTTAAATGTTAATAATTATTTCTAAATATAATAAGTTTTTTCTTAAAAGTCAATACATGAAAAAACCAATAATGAACAAATATAGTCATTATTGGTTAATATGTCAAATAATTTTTTTAATTATTTAATAATCTTCGTCATCCTTATCATAGTCAAAAGAATTTTTTATTTCTGTTGCACTATAATCATCTACGTCTTTTTGAGTTATGGTGTATTCTTCCTCTTCTTTACCCCCAACATCATATCCTTCTTTATCTGACCAATAATCAGTTAAAGAAACACTATATGGAAAAGAATCCATCGATCTCATTTCTAATCTTTCTACCGGTGTTGGGTTTCTATCTGCGATTTCTTTTTCTAATCCATCTATTTTATTAATAACTTGATCCATATCACCTACCTTACCTTCTAAATCACCTAATTTACCTAATAATTCATCCATTTTTGCAGTCATCCCCTCTATTTCTGTTCTTGTTTGTTCTGCTTTATCTACTATATCTGTAACATCTACTTCGACAGTTTCTTCACCACCTTCCTCAGTTGCGAATTCATCTTCCACTTCCATACCTTCTTCACCTGCAAATGGATCTGTTTCACCTGATCCTTCTTCAGTATCTAAATCTACAGTTTCTTCTTCACCACCTTCTTCTGCAAATGGGTCTTCAGTAGTCTCTTCTTCAGTGTCTACTTCTACTGTATCTTCAGCGGGTACAGGATCTTGTTCATAAAGTTGTTTAGCACCTAATAAAAGTTCGTCAGTATCATCACCGCCAACTTTATCTTCCATATAAAACGTATATTCCAATAGTTCCATATGTCTTTTTAACTCTTCCGATATTAATTTTTTCTTATCCATTTTTTTTATATTAATAATTGTCTTCCGTCAGTAGTTTTATAAACTTTATTAACTCTTTCCACAATTTCTTTACCATCATTAATTAAACATTCTTCCCCTTCACACTCTTTTTCTTCATTAACTTTAAGAAATTCATTAAGTGAGTCTTCTAAATCTTTAGTTCTTTGTATGTCTTTTTTATTATCCATATTAAGGTCTTTTATTATAAATATAAGAATTTTAAGAAAAATTACGTTTAATATCTATAATAGTTAATTCATTTTTTTTAGTTATCAACATTTTATTTTGGTATTTATCCCATTCTATCTTATGTTCTTTATGATTTAAATTACCTGTTTCTCCATTACTTTCACTTTCAATCAATTTATTAAGTGCATTAATAGTATAAAAACACTCTCCCTTTTTGTGTGTTATGATAGTGGTAGGGAAAAATGATTTAGTATTTATTTTTTTTCCATCCCTTAAATATAATCTAAATGTTAAAATTTTTTTACCTATTTCTTGCGGGGAAGTATAAATAAATAATTTTTCTTTAGGTATTTTAAACCTTTTTTCTATATAATCACTGAAACCATCTATTCTATCCTCATCAACAAATGATGCTAGTGTGATTATTTTTGTCTGTTGTTCCATATCTATAAATGTATGGTATGATTTTTTTATTGTTATAATCTACACACCCTATACATTTATTAAATATTTCATTTTCAGATAAAGTTACCTTAGAAAGTTGATTTATTTTATGTTTAATTTTATCTATATCTAAACCTAAAAATAATAATATTTTTAAGTCTAATCCAAAAACTAAATTTTTATCGTATAAATATACCATATCATCATTAATAATTGTAATAATATTATTTAATGAATATATTTTTCTTATTATTTTTCTTATTTTTTTAGGATTATCATGTATTAAATCAACAAAAACATAACTATTTTTATTATCTATAAAATCCAAACATCTGTGTTGAAATTTTTTTAAGTCTATTTCTAAATCTACTTTTCTTTCATTATTATTAAAAGTCCAAAAAGTTTTATCGTCAATTTTCTTATTTAGTATTGAAACATTTTCTTCACCATAAATTTCTTTAGTTGTATCCCAACCAATAATTAATGTTATAAAATTATCGTTTATTTGTGAAATATTTTCACAAACATTATATTTTTTATCTGAAAATTTATCTTTAGTTACTATATTTCCAATATACATATTACAAATATACTATTTTTTTATGTTAAAAACAAACTATACAGTGGATGGTTCAATAGTTAAATCAGAATTTTTATTTTTTTTATATAAATTTACTCCTTTATTTTTAAATTTAGTACCACCAACTGTTTGACCTATTAATTTATCTCCACCACCTTTTACCGGTAAAGTGTTTAAAACTATTGCAAAGTTTTCAAACGAATCTTCTATATCTTTTCCATCTTTAAAATTTAAACTATTTACAGTATGATTAAAATTCTCAGCTTGTCCACCATTTGCCCAACCACCAGGTGGGTAGTTTTCTTCACTTTTTAATCTCGTATCTTTTTGTGTAGATAATTCTTCAATTTTTTTGTTAATGTCGTTTATTTCTTTTTCTAACTTATCATTTTCTGTCACCCTACTATTTCTTTCTTCGGGAGAAATTTCCTTTAGTGAAAGGTTGATTTTTTCTTGATTTACTTTCATTCTTGCTTCTTTTATCGCTTTGGCTTTTTGTTGTTCATCTATTTTGCCTTTGTTCTGGTAACTACCACTATAAGGATAATTAGTCCATCTCCATGCAGATATTTCACATGATGTTTTAATATCTATGGTATCACCAGTTAATTTAGTCATAGGTGTTTTTGTATCTTCACTAAACCTCATATATTGATCCCTACCTATGATAGGAATAAAACCTCTAGGTCTAAAAACATAAGCGTCTTTAGTAGTATCAAAATCTCGATTACCAAATCGGTTATCGATTTGACTATATAATTCAAACCCTTTATCGCTATCTGAATTATTCCATGTTAAAACATCTATACTAAAATTATTTGATTTTGTCATAGCATTTGCTAAGAACATAGTAACTTGTGAATTACTTTTAATACGAAATCCTTTTAAAGTATTTTTTAAATTAGTAGCTAAATTTGTGGATGCATTACTTATCCCCATAGTTATTAAATTACTTTCAGTTATAGAATCAAAATTAAAATTTTCATCAGGACCTTTATCTGCAGGAATACCAGTATTAAAATTAATTTCTTGTCTTATAGAACTTTGAAGTAAAATAGGTTCTGTTTCTAATGTATCGTCTAAACCTATATTTAAAAAAGTAGTCATTTTATCTACAACTGGTGTTATATATTTACTTTGTCTTACACCAGTAAAAGATGTAGTCATATGGTTAGGGGTGATATTATGTGTAACATTTAAAATCATATATGCACCATCGAAAAAAGGTACATTGTCTAATTGAAAATACATCATAGGTTGAATATTCATACAACCTAAAGCTTCAACACTACAAGTATAAGAACGAGATCTAAACATCTTATATAAATCTGTACCTTGATAAGTTCTACTAGTACCACCTCTTTTATCAATTAAGTCAGTTAATGTTTTATGGTATTCCGCAGTATCTTTGTGTTCTTGTTGATTCAATGATACACTTTTAAAAACTGTTTGGTTTTCTGTACCAAATGATACTCTAAAACCAACTAAATTAACGTTATCTTCAGAAGCATTAGATACTGATTTACCTTTAGCTTCTCTTCTAAGTCTCCTTTTTTCTTTTCTACTTTGTTGTCTTGCTTGTCTTTTTTCTGACTTCTTTGGTGCTAAAATATCAGAAGGTGGAAAATCCAAATTAAACCCATCGTTTTTAAATGTATATCTATTTTGTTCTTCTATATTTAATACTTGTGACGCACCTCCTGCGTAAATGCAAAGATATGTTGGACCACTACTACTATTTCTATCCGAAATATTAGTTATGGGTTTAAACATAGTAGAAACTTCTTCCGGGTCTCTATAGTTAACATAATTAGGTAGTATTTGAAAAAGAAAATTACTGTCTCTAAGTAATTTAGACATATAAAAATACATATTAGTAGTTAAATTTTGACTTATACTAATAACACTTTCTAAATTTATTATAGCTTTATCACCAATATCGTTAAACCCCCTATCGACAAACCTAAAATACTTAAATAAGTCTTTATTGTCTTTGGCACAAGCGTTAAAAGCTAATTCCCTTTTGGATGTGTTACCTGCCACCCATCTATCGTATACATTTTTTATACTATTATATGCAGCTTGTTTAATATCCTCCATATTATTAGTCTTATCAGTTGATTCTGTTGTATTTGTTTTACTATCACTACTTTTAATTTCTTTATTAAAACTTTGTTTAAAATTATTTAAATAAGTGTCAAAATTGACTGAATCAAAATCTGAAGATCTATTTTCATTAGTTACAACAATTAATTTTTCTGTTTCTTTCAAAAAGGTTGTTAAATTTATACCTTTTTTAAACTTTTCATCAATAGATAAATCATCGTTAGAATATTCTATTACCGCTTTACTAAATTTAGAAAAACTTCCATCATTTACCCATTTAGTAAAATAATCTATTAAATTATTTTTTGTCTGTACCGGCAAATCTAACAAACTACTACTTAAACTTGTCTCTGAGCCATACCATAAAGGTTTAATATATGTTGTTTGTGTGGGTATAGATGAACCACTATATATTGAGTTATCCCATACTATGGGATCAATTTCTAAACTATTTCTCCATAAAGTACCACCAATATAGTATAAAAAATATTTAGGTAATGTATAAATAATTGGTGGGGTTATAAAATTTAACTTACCAGTTTCAGGTATTTCTTGTTCTACTGTTTTAGTCCAAGTTTTAAATGGTAATGTAGATAATAATAAAAGTGCTTTAGATAAATCTGAAGTGTTATTACTATATAAATTTGAATCTGTTAAATACTTTGGTTTTTCTGTATCGCTTTCGCCTTCTACAGGTTCAGATTTTTTAACATAAAGGTTAATCCAATCGGTAACTATAGGTGTATTTGGTGCTGGATTGTCTGCAGGGTTGATTCCTCCATCAATTAATGTAATATCACTTTTTAGTGAAAAAGTTAAACTACCTTTTTCACCTGCTTTTTTTAATAATAATTTACTTTGTTTTTCTAACCAACATGTATAAGATAAATTACGATTAGCAATATAATCCCTCCATTCCGTATATTTACTTACACTATCATCAATTACTGACTTATCAAAAACTTCTTTAACATTTTCAATATTTTGTTCTTCCGTTAAATTTACCTTATTTCTAATTATTTTTTTACCTTTAATACTATTACCTAAAATAAGTTTACTCATTTTTGGATTATCTATCTTATAAATGGTGTCCTCATCATTACTTTGTTGGTATTCGACACTATTTAATTCTTTTATTCTTTCGTTAACAATTTTAGTTATTTTATTAGTATTATCTTTTAAATCTTTTTTCGTTAATGGATTGTCTTTTAAAAATTGATTTAAAATTTGGTAAATAGTATCTTTACTTTCTTTATCAATAAAGGATATTTTAGCCCAAAGTCCATCCCAAGTAGCATATTTACTCATAGTACCAAAATCTCCTGTTGCGGTTGAATAATATTTTAATATTACAAATCTATCTACTAAAGCTTTTATAAATTTTTCATATAAAACATCTTTTCCTTCTGCGGTTTTTGTTTGTGCAACATTTAACAAATAAAACGGATTTTTTTCACAGTCTATTGGATTTATTGGTATCCAATTATCTGTATCATTACCACTACTACTACCCTTAGCTTTATTAACTTGTTTAGTAATACCTAATAAACTTTTTTCTTCTTTTAATAAAGCTTCAATTAAATTTTCAATAAATTTAATTTCAGGAAAAGCAGTTCTAGCATCCGTATCTTCAGGTCTAAATATTTCTTTTGATCCTATAAATTTTTCTACAAAACCTCCATCTTGTTTAACAAACAAAGAAGGGAACGCATATATTGTTTGACTTTTAAAATCAAATTCTTCTTTTAATTGTAAATCACTGGTGACACCGGCAGACTCTAATGCTTTTTGTCTTTTTTTGTTCTTCCTTTCTGCAGAATAACCAATATCAAATATCGTCATTAAAAAAGCTTGTGCATTATTACATAGTATCTGAAATACTGTACCTATTGTAGGTTTATACCCTAATCTTTCCGATAAAGAATTATTTAATTCTTCTACTAATTTTTCCTCTTTTTTCTTTTTTGATTTACGAATATTAATTAACATATCATTCACCATCATTCTGATTGCCCTAAAGTCTAATACTATTCCAGGTGTAGCGTTACCAAAACCACTATTTAAATTACCAGGCTCATTATTATTAGTGTCTTTAGAATAGTCATTTATAACAATTTGAGATACATCAAAGTTATTATTAGCTTCATCATATTCGCTTGGATTATTTTTAGTTAATATACTACCTTCACGACTTAATTCATCGATAAATTCAAGTAAAGTTATTTGTCCTTTTTTGGTAACATCTATATCTATAAAAAAATCAATTTGATTGCTAATGTTATTTAATTGTGTAGGAGAAAATAAACCACTTTGTCCAGCAACACCCCCAAAATTTAATGTAAACTCATCGTAATTTACGTTTTTACCATCTATATTTTCGGAAAATCTCCAGTACTCTGTGTTTTTTGTTGCTGATCCGCCTAATATTCCTTTAGCGATATTATCATTATTACTAAGACTACTTTTATTTTCACCATAAAAATTAACATAGTCTGTAATAAGATCATTTAAATCATTCATATATAAGTTTAATGATGGAATCATTGTAGACTTAACAAATAATAAATCTCTTATAGATAAATAATTTTCACCTAAAGTTAAATTTACTGATTTAATTCCATTTGTATTTGTTGTATTTGGTGAATTTAATTGTGATAAGTAAGGTGGTGCACTAGTTTTGTCCTTATAAGTATCGATGTTTGCTTTTGGTATTGGGCTACCAATAAAGCTTAATATTTCTTCTACTTTTTTCTCCTGTGTATTTAATATTTGTAGTTCTTTATATTTAGTATTTTCTATTTTTAATTCTTCTAAGTCTATCTGTAATTTACTTAATTGTTTTACAAAATCATCTAATGAAGGTGTAGCTATTGTTTGAGTTCCATCACTTGTTCCATTTTTAATTGTCCCAACTGTGAGTGGTAACTCATTTAAATTTTTAATTCCTATTTCTGTATTAAGTGTACCAATTACATCTCCTATTGTAATATCTGCAAGAAATGCTTGTTGAAACCCTAAAAAATTTGCGGAAATATTAAAATTACCAGTTCCAGCATCGAATTTTGATGTCCAGTTAACCAAATTTAAACAATATGATACAGGTTTACCAAAATATCCCTTTACAGTCAAAGTAAAAATAGGATAAGGCATTTTAAAAAATATACTATATGGTGATTTTCTATTATCTTGTTCTATAACATCAAATAGCCCACTACCCCTTACATCTGTAAAATCAATGTCTACTTGTGGTATTAAACTAGTATTGTATTTTATGTTAATAGATGTTATACCGAAACCTTCTAGTAATCCACTACCTAAACTGTTTTGAATACCCCCAATATTAGTATAACTTGTAGTTGCATAAGATTTGACATCTCCCATTATATTTTTTTGTGGTTCACCAGCTTGATTGTATTTTACTTCTGTTGATACAAATTCAATAATACCAAATCTACTCTCTTCAAACTCATTTTCATTTTCACCAATAGTTGCCACCCCCCTATTACGTTCTTCCGCAGTCAAACTAATATAAATAAACATGTCTTCTGCAGGTAAAACATTTCTACCTGAAGGGTTAGGATCTACTAACATTAAACCCGCACCAACTTGTTTAACCTCAACATCTTTTTCTTCTTCTCCCATAACTTAAAATTTAACCCGTTCCGTTTAATTTCTGATATTTTTGTACTTCAGAAATATATTGTTGTAAACTGTCTTTAAACGGAAAAGGTATTCTTATTATTTCATTATTTGGTATTGACTCTTCTACCCCCCCATACTGTGGATTAGCTAACATAATTAACCAACCGTGATAAGGGTTTCCATAATATTCTTGACTTAATTTGTCCATTCTACTTTGAGTTTGTCTATATAAAACTGATTTATCACTAGATTTAGGCTCTATTTTGATAAATGGTAACGGTGTGTATTTACCATTAAAGTTGAATTTTTGATATCGGTTATAATATTCTGTACTCATAATACTTATAATAATTTATTATCTGAAATAGTAAATGTTTGATTACGTTGAAGTTCTTCTCCCTCGTTTTCATATGATACACTTATACTAACACTAATTATAGATTCTTTTAATTGATCTATACTGTTTTCTATATTTTGTATCTCTGTTTGTATTTGACTTTTTCTATTTATGTTATATGCACTTGTGTTTGATAATGAATCATATTCTGCTTGTAAATCTAATATATCGCCATTAAAGTCTACAATATCTTGAGATTGACTAAAAGCAATACTAAATATTGGTATGTTACTTAGTTCTATAGTATTACTTTTACTAGTGAATACTTCATCTATATGTACTATATCACTACCACTATCAGTTATAACTACATTTATGGGGTTTGGTAATGGTGTTAATATTGAATTTACAAGTGTTTCCACTATTACATTTTGTCCATTAGGATTAATATTTATTTCAATACTATTAGATGGTATTGTAGGTTGTGACTCACCAGTATTCTGTGATGCCTGATTTAGAGGTACTTCTTGTTTAAGACTAGCATTAGGTGAGTCTCCTATTAATTTTATTTTTTGACCTATATTTGCAATACCCGGTAATAATTCACTAAATAGACTATTTCTACCATCAATTATTCTAGCACCTATAAATGATTCAACTTCTAATTTATCACTTCTTCTTTCATACATTTCTGTATTTGCATAGTAATTAAATGATAATGCGTTTTGTAATCTACTAATAGGTCCTTGTAAGGATTGCCCACCTATAATATCAATAGATAATGTAACATCTGCCATCATTGGTTGTACACCTATACCTTCTGGATTTAAATCCCACTGAGGTGAATTACCAGTAGCATAAGTAATACTTAAACTATTAATTGTGATTTTAGTGTTAATGTAATCACCTATTCTTAAAATACATATAGGTGGTCTACCAAAAGCTAAGTTTTGCGCTTTTATACCAGTAGAGTTAGCTTTATCATATATACTAGGTCCCTGTCTTAAACATTGTTGTAAAAATGTTAATCTTGTGTTTAAACCTTCTGGCGTAGTTGAGTGAAATCCTGGATGAAAATATTTAATTTTTTCTGAAATAGTTTCAAAATACTCAGGATATTCCTCCCCTATGAAATCAAAATATCTTGTTTCATCAATTCTTAAATTATCTACTATTTGTGAATCTAAAGGTAGAGAAACTAAATTACTATTCATATCAGTTTGTTGGTGTTGTGCAGTATTATCATTAACCGCATCATAACTTATTTTAATGTCTACTCTCCTACTATTCTCATCACCACTTATGTCAATAACACTAGATTTTACAACAGTAGTAGAATTTACATTACTTATTGAGTTTACTACCGATTCTACTTGTGCTTTGATGTCAGTAGCCCTTTTACTAGCCAACGTAGTTGCATTAGTTTCATCTTTAGATGCAAAACCATTAATATTAATTTTTACTGTTTTATCACTATTTTTTTGGACATTTAAAAATTCTGTTATAGATGCCGCATCGATACTTACACCTGTGTCACTATTTTTATCAAATTTTAATATGTATTTTTCACTAGCACTATAGTTAGACGCAGTAGATTGTTGTTTTTGTATATTTAATTTTTTTTCTATTTCGTTTTTAGTATTTTGACTAACACCTTGACTATTATCTAATAAATCTAAAAACTCTTGTGGTGATATACAACCAGCAAAAAATCTTTCTATTTCATTTGTTCTTCTACCTCTATATGCATTTATTACTTTAGGGTGATCAACCAATACCTTAAATTTTAACTGTCCGCTACGAGTAGAATTATTATATGTATATACAGGTTCACCTCTACCTATAAAATCTGTTTTAGTCCAATTGGCACTCATATTCTCATCAAATCCTAAATCATATGGAGGAAACCACATAATTCTACCTTTATTTCTACTTAATGGATCGCCAGGTCCAATTTCATCTAATGTTAAATCTGCTAAATTATCTGCCCACGCTAAATTTTCAATAGACAACATATATTTTTTAAAAGATGTTGTTCTATCTATTTCTGTAGAATGTGTTTTTACAAAACCGTTGCTTTGTAATACACTTAAAGATGCATTATCAGATGTAACAGAAAAACCTGGTTTACTTTTACTATCTGAACTAAATAAACCACTTTTTCTAATTGCATTACTATATTTATAAGGATTATTTGGTGTCCATACCCTACAAAATTTACCGTTTTTAATTGCAGATTCAAAAGATTCACTACTTATAGCATTACCTCTACTAATTAATCTACCTTTTACTCTATCTTTAAAAAACTTTTTAGTTTGATCTATGTACACATCATCAGAAAAGTTATTTACTAAATTTTGTGTCTCCGATAATAAAGTTTTATTATTAAAATTATTAGTATCTTTAAATTCCCAATAATAATTCCTACCAACTGTAGTCTGTCCTACTTGTTCTGAATTAATACCATCTGCACCATTAAAATCTTCAGAAGTAAAAGTAGTCATTATTTTACTACCTCTATTAGTAGTTCTTTCACTACCTATATAATATCTACTAGATGTACCACCATCAGATGTTGATGATAATCTTCTGTCTTTATAATTTGGTACATATAAATTTAAACCTAAAGCATTAAATAAAAACGTGGTTTGATTGATACCTGTATTACTAATTAAAGAATTACTTCTTTGTTCTGTAGATATAACAGGAGAACTCTGATTTTTATCATTACTCTTACCCCCTTTATTACTTTTTAATTGTCTATTATATTCTTGCCAACCTATCGATTCATCGGGTAGTATTCCTCCGTTTGAAGGTTCTCCTCTCATTCTATCTTCAAAATCAATAGCTTCATCTTCAGGTGGTTGAAAATATGTTATAGCAAATTTAATTAAATCACTAGACATTTTATTTTGTATTTGAGAAACTTTACTAATAACATTAGTTTTTAATTCTCCAGCACCTATAATACCTAAAGATGATTCATTGTTATAATTTAGTGTTGACATTTTGTCTATAACATCAAATGGAAAAGTAACATAAGGAGAATCTCCTCTACTTAATAAAGTAAAACTTTCAGTATTAGAATATGCGGGGTAAGGAATTCTATCTTTTACTGAAGAATCAGGATAAGGTTCAGAAGGTATAACAACACCAAACTCTTCATATCCGTCCAATGGTGGAATATATCTATTATTATTAACATTTTGGGTATCCCTAAATGTTTCACCTTCAGTAATAATATTTCCATCTTCATCATATGATACGACAGTATTTTCACTTTGAGTGCCATTAATTGGTACTTTTATGATATTACCAATATCATTAAGTTTAGATGTTAATCCACCCTCAGTTAATGTTCTATTAGTTGGTGGTGGTAAATTCCTACTTAATAATTCAGTTCTTAAGTCTTCAGTACTTAGTACACCAAAATTAGTTGTATACAATGTTTGATTTAAAATGCCTGACATAAATATTCTTTATATATAAATATTTAAAGGCTAAATTTCAGGAGATAAAATTATATATTAGATATTATTAATAGATTATTACTAGTTTTTTTATTATATTTATTCTAGTTTTAATAATTATTTATAATTTTTAAGGTCTAGTTCTGGTCAAATATAAAAAATATTTTTCAAAAAGTCAATACTTTAATAGGTTTTTTTTAACATATTAAAATTAAGTAAAATCAATTTCCCAATTACCACCTGAATTTTTAATTTCTGCAGAGTCTACTACCCAACTTTTTACATTATTTTGAATTTTAGTTTGGAATGCTGCCATTAACGAAGGATCTAAATCCCCAGTAATACTAATTGTATAATCGAATTTTTTAGTAGTCATCGCCAATGGTCCACCATCACCACCAGGACCCTCATCATTATTAACAGGACCGCCATCATTATTACTCGATTTAGGAATTTTAGGTAAATTTTTTATAAAGTCATTGATATCATCACCCATTTCACCTAATTGCTTTCCAAATTCTTCGGTACTATTTTTCCACCCCTCAGTTTGAAATAATGATTCTGGTTTAAAATTTTCTTGAAACGATTTAACTGCCGCATCCATACTAGCTTTCATAGGTGTAGTTAACTGTTTCATATTTTCTGCACCTATTTCATATAGATCTGTCGTTCCTGCGATTGCTGCTTTAGATGACTCTAACGCACTTTGCATCTGTTCACTCATTGTTTGAGTGTTAATTGCGATATTTTTAAATAAGTCACTATCTGATTTACCCTCGTTAGCATTTGCTTCCATTATTTCGTCAACCATAGACTCATTAACTTCATCTAAACCTAACTCTTCACCATTGTGTTGTATTACGAATTCACCTTTTTCTTCTGAAAATTTAGCTAATGAAGCTAAGTTCTCTTTAATATCGTTGTCACCTATAGAAGTAAATTTCATTTTTAAGTCTTTGATTTTACTAGATTGTCTAGCCATCTCAACCATTTTTTCGGTATTAATACCTAACTGATCACCAGCAGCTTTAAGTTGCATTCTGGCTTCTGCAGGTAATTCATATCTACCACTTTCTTCATTAAATTGTAACATATTTTCAGTCATGTCACCTAACTTTTTAGCTAACTCTTCTGGTTTGTTACGTGCCATATACATAGTTTCAAAAGGATCACCAAAAGCCTGTGCAATATCACCACCCAACATCTGTAAATTAGCGGCAGCTTCAATAGCAGCTTCGGGTTGATAGAATTTATCTGCCATTTGTAAAACATCTGAAACGTCTAATCTCATTCTAACTGCTTGTTTAGCCATCTCTGTCATACCTCTAACTCCACTACTAAAAGAATAAGATTGTATTGACTTCATATTACTTGATAATTGTTTTACTACTTTAGCTGCATTTAAACCTAGTTTTTGTGACTCTTTATATACATTTTCTAAACCTTCAGTCATACTATTTGTAGATACCCCCATTAAGTCAAACATTTCCGCCATTTTTGCAGTTTCACTAGCACTTAAATTTATACCTTTAGAAATTTTTTCAATATTAACTATGTCTTCTTGATCTAATATTCTCATTCTTCCTGATTCATCAGCGAATGTTTCCATCATACTGGTAATATCTTCCATACTACCACCCATATTTTCAATTTCAGGTAAAGTGTCTTTAAAGTTTCTTGTTAGTCTTTCTTGATGTGCACCACTAGCACCAATATTTCTTGATACCATTAAGTACTCTTTAGCTATTTTTTGTGCATAATTATATTGATCGGCACTGGTTGTTAAAAAATTCTGAAATGAACGGTAAGTAGTATTTACTTCCTGTGTAATTCTACCCGTAACCTCATACATAGATAAATAAGCTCTCTTTTGTTTTTCAGCAATTGCTACTAGTTCTTTACCATTTTCTTCAGTAATTTTTTTTTGTTCTACTAATAATTTAATTTTTTCTATTTCACGATTTACCGACTCAACCTGATCTTTTTTAGCTTGCCTACTTATACCATCCATTTCTTTGCGATAGTCAGTAGCTTCTGCTCTCAATTTTTTGAGGGTTTCTAACTGTTTCTTAAACGGATCTTCTTCTGCCATTTTTTAATTTAAATCGTTAACTTAGTTATTTTACCATTCCAACCAATACTTGGACACATTTCTTTATTATCACTTAAACTTTTAACAAATTTTATAGTACCGTTTTGATCTACTCCTCTTTCCGCACTATTAAATGTCATTAAAAAATATTTTCTTCCACCACTATTTTTAGATAACATAACAGTCTTACCGCCATTAAACGGACTTGCACTTTCTATATCAAACTCCATTGTGGTATCAGTAATATCGAAAGAATTATCTACACAGTCAGGAAAAGTTGGTGGGGTATCATTTCTTGAACCACCAGGATGTACAAAATCATTTGGTCTAGTAAATGAAATTTCAATTTTTTTATTTACAACTATTTTATCTGCAACACTTCCTGTTTCTGCAGATTTCAAAAGGGAATTTTTATTCTTAATTCTAAAGAACTTACTTAAAAGTGTACTTAAACTACTTATTAAACTTTCACCTGCAGGTATAATCTCTTTATCCCATTGTGCACAATAAGGTGAACCAGGAACGTTAGGGTCAGCGTATGTATAATCTTTCCTAACATTAATATCAAACATTGCTTTCCTATAATCGTCTCTTTCTAAACAATCATCACGATATTCATTAATTAATTTAGCCTCAAATTCATTTGATCTAGATAACTCAGCTTTTACCCCTTGTCTAAAACTTTTATAACATTTCCTATAAGAAGGGCAAGCTGCTGCATCATCAGCAGGACTTCCAGAAGGTGAACCTGTATATTTTCTAGCAAAGTTAATACAATAACAAATAGAAGCGTGTCCCTTTTTCTTTTTTAGTGGGTTTGTTTTAGTTCTTACTGACTTAATACCTCTACTAACCCTTATTGCATCATAAACTCCTGCAGTTAAGGTCATACCTTTAAATGGACCGTCCTGTATTTCTAAAGAACTTTTATTTTTAAATTCTTTTTCTAATTCATCCGGTGTAGGAAATCCTTCTGGCCACTCACCATTTTTTGTTGCATCGAATAACTTTTTAATGTCAATATTTTTTGGGTTACTACTGTATGTCTCATCCTGCATATCAAGTATGGCTTGTACTCTATCTTCATCACTAATATTTTTGTCAGAAATCTCACTATATTTATCCCTTAAATCATCTGGAGATTGTTCACCAATTAAACTATCAACATAAACTACAACTTCATTTATAATGTTATTATAATATTTAAAATTTTTCATTACACCATTTTTTTATATAAATATTTAGAAAAAAATAATTATTCACTTTTACCATTAATATTATCTATAAAAAGTCTTCTACTATATGTTGGCATAACCATAATATCCTTATAAGAAAAACCACCATTTTTTACTAAATAAGAAAACTCTTTATGTAAGTGTAGTAAATAGTCAGAGTTTAGGCCATAGAAAATTCGGTGTGAATCTAAGAAAGCAACTTACGGATTCTCCCCCCTGAATCCGTGCTTTTGTATTAAAATCTATTCCTGGTTCGTTATCTTCTATATATTTACGTAAACTTCTAGAATCTAACAAAGGTATCTTTTTCAAAATATTTGAAATTATTATTTTATCTCTTTCACCGTCTATTTCTGTAACTGATTTTTCTAATCTTAAAGTAATTTTTTGTGATACTTTATCTTTACTCCTTTTCATTTGGTTATTATCTGCGATTTCTACTTCTTGCTCTTCTTTTGAAGTTAAAAATTTAAATTTAATATTCTTTTTAGAAGTTGGTAAAATATAATCTAGTTCTCCATTGTTATCGGGTTTAATTAATAATTTTTTTTGTTTTAAATCACCTAAATCAATCTCACCTTCTACAAAATCGTTGTAATCTTCACTATAAACCATTTGTGTATATTTAGTACCAAACGCAGTTGATCTTAGAAATATAAGTATTGCCATTCTATCACCTTCTAATAAATCACCGACATCCATATTTAAATCTTTTACTTTTCTTTTTATAAGTAAATCTAACATTATATCGGGTTTAGAACTTAGGTTTGGTGCACTTAGAATATTTTCATCCATTGCGGTTAAATATTCTACTTTAATTTGTTTTAAATTATTTTTATATAATAACCCTTGTGATGGTAAATCTAATACATCAAAAGGAGTTTTTAAATCTTCAGGTACGTAATTAGGATCTAATGACGTTTGTATATTTTGTTCCATAAAACTTTTTTATTTAATATAAATTATTATTCTATTAAATAAATACTAAAATTTGGTTTTTTTATTCCCCTAAACCGTAAAACGTATTCCAACAATCTAATTTTTTAAAAGTATTAACTAAATCCTTTCTACAATCTTGTTGATTCTTTTCTTTATTAAATATTATTTCACCTCCCGGCTTTCCCTTACACCAATACTCTTTACCTAACGCATCTATAATATCCTCACTAATTTTAAATATAGGTGTCTTCCCATCATCAGTCCATTTATAAAGTTCACCTTCTAGTTCTTCATCATCTGTAATTTTCCTAAACTCTTCATTTCCCTGACCCCATAACATAATTAACATTATATTCTGAGCATCTAAACATAAGTTTGATGAATTTTGCCACATGTAGTCTCTCACACTAGGATCTACTGTAACTCTTAGTTCTCCTTTAGAAGTTTGAGTTTTTATATCCTCTATTACATCTTTTAATTGTTCTTCTTTTTGTTTTTTACATAGTAAGTTTACATAACTTTCGAACATCTTCTCTATTTTGAGTTCATCGTAATTCTCGTTTATTTGTTCTTGAAACCACTTTTCCCAATTAGATACTTCAGTTGCATATTTCTTTTTATTCTTATCACCTGATCTAGTTATATTATTTAAGTATTTAAATAATATTGCTCCTTTTTCAAGACTACTATTTATATTTTCTGGTTTTAATTCTGATGGTGTATTACCAATATAATCATCTTTACAAAAAGGTAATGCCAACTCCTCCAATTTATCTTTTGGATTCTCTATAGTAGCAGGTAAAGCTAAACCTAAAATACCTTCTACTTTCTCTATATTAGTTGATTTAAACTTACTTATTTGATTAATTTTTTTACTTATAACTTGTCCTCTAGCTATTTGACAAGCTTTATTAAATAGAGAAGTCATACTTACAGTATTAAGGTTGTTTTTAAATTCATCAGGTATACCGCTTACTTCTATATTAATTTGATTTTGCATTTTATCAAGATCCTTCTGTACGATATTTATTTTTTCATTTCCTTTAATAATAACATCTGCAACATCATTGATTATAGGTTGAGTGTTAACACCCGCAATTTCCAAAACCCTTATTATATCTAATTTTGTTGAATCCTTTGTAATATTACCCATAATTGAAGTAGTGTCATCACTTGTATAATCACATTCATATTCTAAGATACTCTTAAGACTCATACTTCCTAATTCATCTTTAACTTGTTTTTTTATAAATTGAGTAGCAGTTGATGTAACATCCTCAACAACCCTATTCATATCTGGATCACCAAAAATAGATGTGAATGCGACACCAATAGGACCAACTAAAGGAAGTGATTTCCATCCACTAAAAATTGCTTGTGCCTCTGGGTCTAAAGTTACACCACCCCCTAGAAGATATTCGGATATATATGGTGCATAACAATCCTCAAAATTAATTGGTTCTGTCATCGTCTTCAATTCTCTTAACGCCTCTTTTTCATCCACCGTACCATCCACCATTTGATTTCTTAATTCTTTATAATCATCCATCACACCACTTTTAATTCTTTTGAATTCGTCTGATGCATAAACATTAGCACAATAAATAATATCAGCAATTTCTTGTGCAGTTAGAGACACCAACAGTGTTCGAGTTAGTGCTCTCAGATTTGGATTTCTTACCATAACCGTTTCGTCACCAAATAACCATCTTTTTACATATCCTCTTTTAGGATAAAATTTAGCACCATCCTCAACAGTAAACCCTTTTTTCTTTAACTCTACTAAAAGTTCTCCATCAAGTTTGTCTTTAGAAAATATCATATATTCTCCCGGTTGTTTCTTCATAGATAATACATAATAATCTCCTGCATTACCTGTTAAACTTTTAACATATTTTTTTAAACCTCGTCTTTTTAGTCTTACATCATTAGCATAAGATTTTAATAGTTTTATCCTTAGTTTTTCATCACTAATACCATAAACATTTTGTAACACTTTATCTTTAATTATCTTACGTCTTGTAGCACCCATTTCACCACCTGGAAATAAATCCAATTGATCACCAAATTTAGTTTTAAATGCTTCAGGTGCATCGTCTAATAAATCATCTATTTTTGCTATAGCGTTATCAACATCCAAGTTTTTATTTTTTGTTAAAAAATCAATTAATTCAGGATATAGAGTTTTAGGGTTTTCATTTTTTCCAACAACTACCATCATATCTAAAAAGTCATCTAATGATTTTTCAACTGATTTATTCCACAGTCCGGGATAATATTTTAAAGAATTTCTTACCATTCCTTTAAACTTTGTAACATTAGTTTCTTTTAAAGCATCTATTAAATCATCAAAACCCTGTCCATTTATTGCTGCACCAATTGCTTTAAGTTCTTTACTTGCTTTATTATATACACTAGGATTAGACATAAGTTCTTTCATTGCCTTACCTATTGGAGATTCTATTAATAATTTCTTTTTTAATACAACAGATTCATCATAATTAACTTTATGTTCCATTCTTTCTAACATTAAGTTAAATTTTTTAACATCTAAAAATAAACTTTTTCTTTTCATTTTTATATTAATTTATTAATTGACTTATTATTTTAGATATGTCTCCACCTGAAAAAGTTGATCCGCCACCACCAAGTGCTTCATTACATAAACCTTGTTCGGTTTTAGCTATGGAATATGCCCTACTACCACCAATTATTGGATTATAACGTTTAGACATGTTATTTATATATTCTAATACTAAATCTCTTGTACCTTTCCTAATTTTTTCTCCACTATCATCATACATTGACTCTAAAAATACTTGACCATATTTCATATTATCTACATCAGTTATTGGGGCTTGCCACCTAAACCATTTTATTTTTTGAGTAATACCAGCAAGTTTATTTCCTAAAACATGTTTTTCAATACATCCAGTACATGTTCTATCCCAATGGGTATTCATAGTTTCTTCAAATACTGTTTTATCACTTAAATCTATAGGTGTACCTAAAGTAGTATAAAATGTTACATATTTATTTGCCCAAATTGAGACATTACTAATTTTTATTACAGTTGTTGCGGCGACATTGTTAGTGTTTCTAGCCTTTAAAAAACAAACACCACCATCACTTTTTATCGACCAAGAAGTATTAGGTTTAATATCATCACTAAATTCAGACCATGCTTTAGATATAACGGGTTGTTGCATACACAAAGATAATGCAGAATTTAGGTTAGGATTATCCGTTAACTTATTGTTAACAAAAAGTTGTGCTTCATCAAAATCAATTATGTCACCAGATGCAGAAAATTCGGTAGCATCTATTTGTCCATCACTATTAGTATCAGGATTAATAACTGATTGTTCATTTATGATGTTACCATAAAGTCTTTCTTCACTAAATAAAGACTTTATTCTCTTTATTTGTTTATTTAAATTATTTTCCATAATAATAAATATCTTTATTTTTTAATAAATACTCATAATATCGTTATAGTCAACAAAACTGTCTATTTTATCTTTTTCTTCATCCGTAACTTGATTCTCAATCTTTTTTGATTCTTTTTCAAGTAGTTCTAATAATTCATTATTTTTACTTTCTTTCTCAGCAATATTTAAAATATTATTATAACTATCGGTAATATATTTTTTAATTTCTTCTTTGGTGTTACCATTCTTCACCATATTTTTCTCTTGTCTATCAATATCATCTATCTCCATTAATAATATTTCTAGTATGTCATTATCAGTAATAGATTTAACACCATTAAAAACAATATCTTTTATATTTTTATCTATATTAATACCATATTTTATTAATAGTTTACTTATATAAGGGGCGGATATATTAATTGCATTAGCAAAATAATGGTATTCATCCATATCATCAAAAAGTTCTGCAATTTTTTTAGAGGATGCATCGTTTGGGTTCGCATCAATTGTTATACCTACCCATTTATCTACCGGTAAACCAGTTAATCTAGTTAAATCTCCCACTGCTTCAGCTAACCATTCTGCAATATCCTTACTTTTAGCTTGAAGTGTACCAAAAATAGTTGCTTGTATAAATGCTTGTTTAGTATTATATCTAATTGAGTATTTTCTTAAAACTTTATTAACGTTGTAATCTAATTTTTCAATATCTTTTGCAAATTTAGTTAGTTTATTAGGATCTTTCTTTAATTTACTTAATAATTTATCAAATGCTTCTTTTTCTACTTTATTTAATTTAGACAGTCCATTCGCTATTTTTGCGTAATCATCTACTATTGCTTTATCCATTTTAACAAATGCGTCTAAAACATCATCTAGTTGTTGTAAATCAGCGGCAGACAAATCATCTAGTGTCTCCCTCATAACTTTCTTCCATTTTTCTGCAGCTTTTGCTTTAGTTAATCCTTTAAATTCAGCCCCACCTAATTCTTTTACTGATTTTCCTAATGCCTTTGCCCATTTTGCACTTGTGTAACCACCTTTTAAAGCGTTTTTACTATATTTTAATGCTTCTACGCCAGTAAATAACGCACCTAATAGTGTTAAAGATGCATCTATTTGCCAACCTTCTTTACCTTCTACCATATAAGATGTTGCGTTTGCTAAATCTATTGCCGCTGATAATGCCACATTTAATCCTGGAACCGGAATAAATAAAACCGCAATAGAAGCTATATCTGCAACACAGTGGTAATCACCAATACAATCTTCCGCCCAGTCAGTAAACTTTTCCCATCCACTTCTTATATCATTAGTTTTTACTCCATTTTGTACAATAGCAGACATATTATATTTAAATTCACCTACTTCTAGTGGTTTTTCAGGGTTATGTACACAACCACAAGACCCTAAATTCTTACCACCAGAGTAAAACCAAGTACCACCTAAATTATAATCGTCACATATTTCAAAAAATGTTTCTTCACCCCCATTGTTTAGTTCATCCATTGCACCATATAACCAATCGTGTAAAAAAGGTATTTCCATACCTATACCCTTACTTGCATCTCTAACATTTTGTAATTCTGGTGATATGGCTCTTGATGAGGATATGGGTTTACTACAAAATTCTCTATATTTAGTGTCACTTTGACTTTGGAATCTTTTATTATGTTCTGTTGCTGCCTCAATTATATGTAACCACAAATCTAATATGTTTTCTGCATTACTTTTTTCATCCATAACTCTAGAGGTTAAGTCTTTCATCTTAAACGGTGTAGGTTTTGGTGGCGGTGGTTTAATCAGACCTTTAATATCATACCAATAAGATGCACCATAAAGACTCCACGCCTTCTTAGTTCGTGGACCAAAATTACCATAACCAGGAATTTTTTTATTTAATGGTTCACCGCTACCAGTCCATTTAGGATAATTTTTATCCAACCAATCTTGAAATTTTTTAATATTTTCAATTTTACTAAGTTTTTGTGGTATTTTAATTTCACCTATTTTATCATTTAAATTTTGTATTGTTTGTACATGATTAATAATATTATTCTCTTCTACATCACTATTGTATATATCATTACTATTATATTCGGTATAAAGTGGATTTAAATTTAAATAAGAATTATCAACTCTAGTGGTGGAAGCAACATTACTCAAATTATTTCTTTCCCAATTCAAATATTGTGCATTTGTTTGTGCATCTTTTACATCTTGAATTACACCCATAAGTTCGTCATACTTTTTACCGTATATTTTATACCACTCATCCCATTCTTTGTTCCAGTTTCTAACTTTTTTATTGTACTCTTCTTTTAATTCTTTTTGTTTTTTTATAAATAAACTTTGTTTAAGTTGTGTACGAAAATCATCTTCAAGTCGGTTTAGTAAGTTAAAATAATCTTTTATTAGTCCCTCAGTATAAAATAAGTTAGTATTTTCTATACCAACACCTTGAGTATCATATGGGCTATTAAACCATTTAGATATTGTATCTAAACCATAATTATCAATTATTTCTGCATTTAAGTTCAAAACTTTACCCGTCCAATCTCCTAATACTTTTAATTTATTCCATTCACTAGCCACGCTATTATATGTCCGTATATTTTTATTTATTTTATCGTCATCCCAAAATTTAAATGCTAATTTTAAACGATCACTACTACTTTTTATATCGTTTTTGGGATTTATACTAAAATTCATAGACTCCGGTGCCTTACTTTTAGAAATCCAAGTATTTGGTTCAGGACTATAAATAGCAGCACCACTTATACCATCCACTTTTTGTTCAAAAATATTTAATATATCTTTATTAAAAAGTTGTTGGTATTGGACTTCTGAAATAATTATTTTCATATTTATGGATTTATATATAAATAGTTAATTGCAATAAAAAAGTCGCATAAAGCGACTTTTAATATTATATATGTTAGTTTGATTTAGAATACGTTAATCGCTCTATCAAATCTTAAAGTACATGTAATGTCTGCTAAGTCAGAAGAACTATAATCTAAACCACCAAAGTCAGCGTCATTTAATTGAGTTCCTTCTAAAATCCATTTTTGTACCACTACACCTGTTGGATCTAACATTTCTAATTCTACATTCTTTTTGTATCCTGCTGCGTATCCTTGTCTACCAGTTACAGATTCAGAGTGTAATCTTACCCATTCCATTAATGCTTGTGTAGCAGAAGGACCAATAGGGTCTCTAAAAGTTACAGAGATAGTTTCCCATCTAAATCTACCAATAACATAAGTTTCAGTGTTTAAAAATGGTATTGATACTTCATCACTAGTGTATTTAGGTCTACTTGCAGTAGAAATCCACCATTCTTGAATACCTAAATCATCAGGAAATCTAAGAATCCATCTATTCTTTCTTAATGGTTCATAAGGAACCGGCATTCTCATTAATAAATCTGCCATAATTTCTTTTTTTTATCGTTGTTTTTTATTCTTTATTAATAAATATCTAAAATTTAAAAAAATATAAATCTTTAATGTTTTTTATTATCTTTCTAATTGTGAAGTAGGTTTATCTTGTGCCCTTTCGTCTTCTCTATTAGAACTAACAGAAAAATCTAAATCTTCTATAATAATCTCATTAGTCTCAATAGTCATTTTATAAGTATCTATCGCATCTCCCACATGAAGAGTTAATCTATCATATGCGTCATTACTCATTTTAGATTTATTTGATTTATCTATTATTTTTTCAACTTCTTTAATTGTTTCTTCTAATTCTTCGTTAAGTTCTTTTAATGCACCAGATAATTCATAAGCATATTTAGTATAACTATATCCAGTACCCCTAAACATTCCACCAATACCTTTTAATGTAGATTTTAAACCTTCATTAATTGGTTCGGTAGGTGTATTACCATATAAATTATTATCATTAAATAATGATTTAATTCTTTCTAACTCTTCTCTAATGTTTTTTTTCATATTTCATATTTTACCAACCAAAAATTCCATCAACATCTATTTCTGGATCAACAATATAATCAGATGATCTACCATCTTTAGAAGATAATGTTAAAAGACATTCGTGTTGAAAAGTATCATCTATCTCATTTACTATTTTATCCAACCAATCTTTTATATCTAAATAATACGTATTATTATCACTTAATGTATTTTTTAGATGTGTAAAAATCATATTTTTATATGCTTTTGCGGCATTTTTTTCATTATCATCCAAACCATTAAATCTAGAAAAGAAGTCAACATAATTAGTACCTGTGCTATCATTTGTTTTTTCTGGGTCATCAAAAATATTACTACTACCTTCCCACCATTTTTCTACTTCTTTACAGAATTTAATCGCTTCATCATAGTCTTCATCCGTAGATGTGTTTTCATTTAATATTCTTTTATTTGCCTCTAGAATAAAATGTCTTTTCATTTTTTCAATTCTTCCCATAACTTCTATTTTTTATATAAATATTAAAAAAATAAATAAAACATCATTTTTTAATAATAATTCTTTTTTTCTTTGGGTTATTTGGGTCTGAAGTATCATAAACTAAAAATTTAACATCAGGATATATTTTTTTTAATTTCTCCTCAATGTACTTTTCCGCACTTTCTATATTACCTAAATCATCATCACTAAAACCTATACTCATACCATTATATTCTGGATTATCTTTTATTTCTTTAACTGCACTAACTACTCTATCTACAAAAGTTTTTAATGCAATCATTTTACCGACTTCTGGGTTTGTTACACTTACATCAGTATCAAATTCTTCTACAAACTCGTCAGAAGTCACAGGATAGTAGTCCTGTAAGTTTAGATATTGTTCTATAGATGTACCATGTAAGTTAGATAACATTTTTTCTTTTTGTTCTTCAGTGAAAAGAGTGTCAATTATCACTTTTATACCATCTTTAATTGCTTTAGGTGGGTTTCCTCTAGCAGTTATTATAGAGAAGTCGTTACCATATAATAATGCTTCTTTAAATTTATCAAAACTGGGTCCAAAAGATTTTTTTCTTAATGCTTCTTTTGTGTCTCTTATAAATGCGTCATAATCTCTGAAATCTTTAAACGCATAATATAAGTCATCTTTTTCATATCTATAATCTTTACCAACTCTATTCCTAATTTCTCTAAATTCTTCAGTACCTACTAAAACAGGTATCCATCCATCACCTACCTTTTTCTCTAAATAAATTTTAGTGGGCATAAATAAAATATTATCGTCCCAATCAAATGAATATGCTCTTTTTTTAAATTCCGTTAATAAACCTTTTTGGTGTTGATTAATTATTATTTTTTTAGGTTTCATAGATTCTTTTAAACCTGATGTTTTAAGATTTTCTAATTGTTTGTATATTTTGTTTACAACTTTTTTACCCTTTTCTGGATCAGTATCAAATAATTTTCCATAATTTAACATTTCCCTGTAAAAACTATCACTTACATGATAATCCCTTAAAGTTCGTGCAGCATTATAATCGTTATTAGTACCAAGTGATTTTAACCACTTTTTCATATCTTTAATAAAGGTACTAGTAATTTCACCTTGTTCAGGTTTAATTGATTTTTTAGCGTAGTCAATTAAATTACTAATAAAAGGCGATAAATTTGCTTCTATTTCCCATTGGTGTTCAGTATACCCGACATTATGTAAAATATCTCGTACTATTGATTGATGGGACTTATCAGTACTATTTAAATAAATTTTAAATACCTTATCAACCTCTTCCTCACTTTTGTTTAATAAATTCTTATAAAATTGATTATAATCGGTATACCGGCTATCAACTTCCTTTAATTCATCGAACATAGTTTTTAACCAAGGATTGTCTATTTTGGATCCTTTTTCTTTAAACCATAAATCATAATTTTCCCTAAACATAACCTTATCCTCCTCCGCCACAAATTTTTTAATAAAATCATCCTCATATTTACTTATCTTTGCAAATTTCTTCAGTGCTTCGGTATATATTGCTCGTTTAAAATGATTTAACTTAACGTGTTTAGGGTATTTACTCAACGTTTTTACCACATTTCCAAAATTCATATTTTTTATCTCTGTATCCGTTACATAAGAAGATGATAACTTATTACTCATTTTAGATGGTTGTTTGATATGTACTAATTCATGTTCTAACGAAAATAAAATATCGTCAAACGTCTTATGAGATCCAGGTCTCAAAATAACCCAATCAACTCCCTCATCATCCGTTAGACGTACTCCCGCAGCATTTTGAGTCTTTAAATCATATCTTTCTAATCCCTTACCCTTAAGTCTATGAGGCCCATAATCACTTACTGTTAATTTAACTTTTGTTTCTACACCATCAATATTCATTATAGTCTCAATAAAATTGGGATCGCCCGTCTCACCGTCATAACCCCAAACATCATCCCAACCCTTTTGTTTAAAAACATTTTTTATTTCTTCTATTTTTTCTTTTGCAATTTTAACTACCCCTATTTTTTTTATTGGTGGTTTTTTAACACTACCCTTCAGTAAAGAAAAAAACTCTTCTTTAGTTTTTTTACCTTCTAAAACTTCTTTTAAATATTTGCTATATAATTCTTCTGTACCACCATTTTCTAAAAATATTTCTTTTTGTTTTTTTAAAAAACCAATTTTATCTGTGATAAGTTTTTTATGTGTTATTAAATCGTTTATAAATTTTTGAAGAAAAGTAAATTGTTGTTTAGTTAATTCTTGACCTTTACGTAGTTTCTCAATTATAGGTAACATTATTTTAGTAGAAACCTTTTCAAAACCGGGTATTTTATTAAGAAAAGGTAGAAATGCAAATATTATTGAGATTCCACCTGTTACTGGATCTCCTTCTTTAATATATAAAGCACCATTAGCTAACTCTATTACACCAGAAATAACGATACCGCCAGGAATGAATGCAAATACAATAGCAGCAATATCTAAAATTTCATGTCTATTTTCATATATTAACTCATGAGAATGACCAATAATATCTTCAACAGAAGTATAATCACATAACGTCCCATATTCTTTTCCATCTATATAGTTTATGAAGTTATTAAGCATTGTCTTAGTATACTTTTTTTGATTATCGTCCCAATTTTTAGTAGGTACTACCGTATCTCTATACTTTTGTAATCCCTTAACTATAAAATCATTATATTGCATAGTTTTTGCACCTGTAAAAGAAGGTCCACTAGGATTTCCTGCTAATTTAAATATTAAATCTCTAAACTCTTTTATCTCTTTATTAGGTAATGATTTATTATCACCTAATTGATTGTATTTTGGACAAAAATAACTAGAATGAAACCCCTTACCACCAAATTTCCACAAATATTTATCTTGTTTACCTACACCATCCCTATAATTACTGTTAGTAGATAACCAACCGTAATCCATATCTACTTTACGGGTAGGTCCCATTTCCCCATCAAAATTTTTAGATTGTTCATTTAAACTCATATTAATAAATATTTAACCGCATAAAAAAACCCACATATAGTGGGTTTTAATATTATAATTTAATTATTATTAGATATCATCAAAAGATGCTCCAGTATTAGTAATATTAAATTCAATACTAATGTATTCTAAAGATCTGGTTGGTTTAATGAATATTCTACCGTTTAATTCATTTCTATCAATAGATTCTGGTGTATCATCTAATACAACTCTAAAGTCAGTTAAACCTCTCTCTTTTCTAATATTATCCAATATTGGATTAACTAATGAAAGGAATTGATTTCTTACAACATCATCATTCTGTTCGAATAATAATCTAATAGATACTGCCGAAATAAGTTTTCTAGCTTGTAATAACAATCTTCTAACATTAATTCTGTTAAGTGCCGTATCTTTAGATTGTAAGGTTTTATTACCCCAAATACAAACACCTACATCTGAGAATGTTGCCATTGGATTAATTCTTCCTTCATATAAATCATCTCTTTGATCTAAAGTTAATTTTGTTCTCGCTTTAATTGCATTTGTAGTACCTCTGTTTAAACCAGCTGCTGCGAACCAAGGGAACGCCACGTTATCCGTTAATGCAATGTTTCTAACAACTTCTAATGTTGGTGGTAACCAAATGTATTGATTATTTTCTGTATCATTCATCTGTAACCAAGGGAAGTAAGTTGCAGAATAGTTACTATCTATTCCTGAATCATCTAATATTCCTGTTGCTTCATCTGGTGTTAAAACAGTTTCTCCATCGCTACTAGTATCTGGTGTAGTAATTACATACAATGAATCTGCTCTATCATTTTCAACCATATCAACCGCTGCATCAATTAAGGAAGGTTGATCTCTTAAATCTAATCCTGGTGTTGCAAAAACATTTATATTTACTGCTTCTGGATTATTATAAGTATATATTCCTTCTAAATATGCAAAGTAATCTGAAGTTATACCATCATCTCCTTCAGAAGTAGTATAAGTTGTAAACGTTCCATTAAGTAAACCTTCATTACCCTTACTACCAGTTTTGGTATATGAGTCAGTATTTGTTCTGTCTAAACGATACACATCCCAACCATCAAAACCACCGTATGGTGCGAAAGTAAATTTCCTAGCAGTTACTTTTTCATATGGCCCACTTTGTAAAGATGCTTCAGTAGTAAATGCTGATATACCTACTTGTAATGATGGAAAATAACTATCATTACCTGCTGATATTTCTGCCCCTTTTGCGTTTACGTCTAAGTGAAAACCATCCGATTTACCAGTATACGCTACTTTAGTTACTGCGTCTAATCCTTTGTAATCGAAGAAATCTTGATCTACACCAATAGTCGTATTAAGACCTAAATAGTATTTTCTTATTTGTGAGTTATTCAATGAAGGGTATTTTGTACCATACTCTATTTGTGGTGGTAATGCCGTAGTATCACCGATATAGTCTCTGACTTGTACTCCCTCAAAACCTGCAGGTACACCATTAGTTGGGTAATCGGTTGCCATATCTACCATAATATAATTACTTCTTAATGGGAATTCACCATCTGACGTACCAATTTTTCTACCAATAAATCCGTTATCTGTAGGGTCTAAAGAAAGTTTAGAAAATTTCTCTAAAACACTTAGATTGGCGTCATTATCATTATATCTTCTTACTATTAAATCAAATGTTTTTTCATCTGGTTTAATGTTGATAATAGAAAATTTAATATCTCTGTTAGCCGCATTACCATCAGATATTGTAATAAATCTAAATAATCTCTGAAGTTTATTACCCCTTAATTCAGATAATACGTATGGGGAAGCTGCAGACTGATATTTTTCTTCATAATTACTTAAATTATAAGTAGAATCTGCACTTATTCTAACAAAATCAATGTTTAAACCTCTTACTTTACCAGCAGTATTTAAATCATCTAAACTGTTAATAAACAATTCTTCTACAAAAAGTTCTGTTTCTTTATCTTGTGAACTAACACCAAAAACATTAGGTAAATAGTTCTTTTTAGTCTTATCTAATGACACATTATAGTCAAAGTCAACACCACTACTTGTTGTACCATTTATTGTAAAACTACCAAAAGGATTAGTTACAATTGCCGAAGTATTTGACATACTTACATCTGTTATACCTGATACTGTGTAATCTAATATTTGATCTCCACCATAATTACCTCTAGATCTTAAAGTGGCAACCACACTACCATCAATATTATAAGATGATGCAGTATAAGTTATTACCGTACCTGAAGTAACACCTGTTACAAAACCTGGTGTAGAACCAGATGTTGCGATAACTTCCATAGAGAAAGTAGCACCAGAAAAGTCACTACCCACTTCTATATATTTAGGTGAAGTTATTGATATAGTATCACCAGTTGCACTTAAACCTATTGCAGAAAAACTATTACTAATTTCCCCTTGATCATATAATTCTTGTAAAAGAGGATCACTAAATGTCATTGTAACTGGTGTTCCACCTGTACTCGCACTATAAGTTAATAATGTAGGATAAGAAGTAGTACCTATTACTTCTTCTGTTGATGGATCAAACTCTGCATCCAATGTAATACACCAAGCATTACCTGCTTTATATCCTGATAATCCTAATACTCTACTAACATAAAGTTGATTTGTTTGTGTTAAAAACGATCTAGCTATATAGTTAAGTTCATATTTTGGATATCCATTACCTTTATATTTTTCAGGGTTTAGGTTACCAAAATATGATGTGAATTCATCATAATTAGAAATGAATACTGGTTCAAATGCAGGACCTTTAGGTGTTTCCCCTAGTAAACCTAATGTAGTTACCCCCACTTGTCTTGTTACGAATGTTAAATCCTTTTCTGATGTAAAAACACCTGGACTAACGAAAATTCTATTTGTTGAAGCCATTTAATTTTTTATTTTAATCTTTTTTATTATTTTGTTTTTATTATAAATATGCAATTATTTTTGAAAGTAAGTGAATTATTTTAATATTCAGATATTTAGTATGATATTTTTCATACTTTTGTCATACTTATATAAAAAACAACTATGAAAAGGACTAAAAATCTTAAAATTACACCCAAAACACATTTATTGTTAAAAACTTATTGTGAAGAAAATGGATTAAAAATGTTTGCATTTGTAGAAAAAATAATAAAAGAAAAATGTGTCCCTAAAAAAGATTTGTACGGTGAAGTGGTAAGATAAATTATCTCACTATTAAAACTAAATCAAAATCTGGAGTTAATTCAAAATCACCTAACCATATAAGTTTATTATCTTCTATGTTATAATCTGTATTAACAACATATCTTAAACCGTTAACATATAATTCCGTTTTTTCTACATCGTTAATGTTAACTTTAATTTCATCAAAGATAGTTTGTCCTTTAATAGAAGGTTTTATATTAATTGCATTATAATTACTTACACCCCTAAGTATTGCGTCCATTATAGGTTTTGGATCTCTTACTACATAATTTCTAACTATCCTTTTCATTTTGCGTTTCCTATTACTGTTAAAAATGCAGGATTTCCTACATCTAATTTTGTTATTGTAATTTCTAATGAATCTCCATAAGAAACATCAAAAGGTAATGTTTTTACGTTACCATTTACTGTTACAGTAAAGTTACTAATATTTTGTTGTGAAACACTACTGTAATTGGCGTCGTTCTCAATTGATAATTGGAAAACATTAATACCTGGTGCAAATTGAATATTTAATTCGATTGATGTGTCTTCTTCTCTTTCTTTAATCTGGTGGGTAGCTAAATTAACATTTTCTGCAATTTCAAAGAAAGTAATTGCCCTACTAATTGCTGGTGTCACCTCAAACTGTTTTGGATCTAATAAATAACCTAACATTTTTATACTGAATAATTGTACGTAGTATCTTTTCTCATCTAAATTTTGTATAGAACTTTCATCACCTATACTATCCATCATAAGTGGTATTGGATGACCATTTACCCTAATATATTTTTCACCTGCAGAAAATGAGTCTAACATTAATCTATTTAACACGTTTAAATCTCTCATTCTTGTACAAAATAATCTAACTTCATAGTTTAAATCTACAGAAATAGGTTGTGGTATTTTATAAATGTCAAAACTTTTTATATTACCATCCCATGTAGGTATTTTCATATATGTAAACGTAGGTTTTCCTGGCACATTAAAAGTTCCCGCATAATTAGTACCAGTTTGTGCATCTGGTTTTCTTATTATGGTAATAAAGGGCATTGTAATATTTTTGTATTCATCTGAAAATTGCCAAGTTTTTGCAAATTCTGCCCATCTTTGTATACTTAAAAAAATAACTGGTACTTTTTCACCATTTAAAACTAAACTTATATCATCCTCCATATATTGAACAAACTCTCTATCCATATCTTCGTGTAAAATACCTTTAGGTAGATATGTACCAGGATTAGCAATATCATTTAATATATTTTGTCTAGCCTCAAAACCCTCTGGAGTAGGGGTAAATTTTAAATTTTTTCTATAATTCTTAGGAAGTCCCATTTTAATTAAATACCTTTAAATTCATCTTCAGGTGTAGGTACACATGTCACAGTTCTGTAAAAACCTTTATAACCTGCAATAGTGTGTGCGTTGTCTGATGTTATTATACCATTATTAGATACTGTCCAGTAAGTCATCTTATCTTCAGTTTCATGATATCCTATGTAATCCCCATAATTAATCTCAACACCTAATTCATCTAAATGTGACTGATATACACCTAAAGTTAGATTACCATGTTCCAAATGCCTTAAACTACCATTAGGATTCCAAGCTTCATTTTTAGGAGTTTCCATTTGGAAATTAACTGTTAACTCAACCGGTGTTTTAAATCTTATTTCATTAGGTGCAGATTCTCCATATATATCATCAGTTAATGATTTACTTTGATCTACTTGAAAAAGAACTACTTTTATGTTTATATCACCCTCTAACCATTCCCTACCAAAATCTACTTCTAAATTAAAATCTTCTTGTGAAAAAAACTTGTTTACTCTCGTAATTGGGACTTTTCTGTTATTTTTCATGTATCTTTTACCTATAAATATTTATACTTTGCAAAAAAATGATTATAATTAGAAATATGTTAGATATAAAAGACATTAAAGGATTGAAAATTGAAGAACTATTAGTTACATATAATGGTAAGAATCCCTATATTAATTATATAAAGAAAAAATATCAAACCGAAAAATCATATTTTTTAACTAATAGTCAAACAAAATATATTACTAATTATTTTAATTACATACCTAAAAATATTAATAAAATTGTAGAAATCACTGAATATTTTTCAAATCAATTAAAAGAAGAGTATAAATTGACTACACCAATTAATAAAATATTAGTAGAAACTATATTAGCAGAAAGTGATAAAGCAATACACGCAATATGTAAATTTTATAAAAATCAAAAAGAAGTTAAATTAATATGGATACCTAAAACTCAATTAATTGAAGATATTCACTATGAGGAAGTAGAAGTAGAAGTAGACTTTGAAAAGTACATAGATTTAGATAAAAGGGGTTGGAGAGCATTTAAACATCAAGAAGAAGGTATAGAATTTTTATTAAAAAATAAAAAATGTATTTTGGCGGATGATATGGGTTTAGGTAAAACATATCAATCTATAGTTGCTGCATTAGAATGTAATGCAGAAAGAGTTTTAATTGTTTGTCCAGCATCTTTAAAAATAAATTGGATGAGAGAAGTACAAAACTTTTGTGAAGATGTTTCTATAATAAAGGGGAAACATTGGAATCCAGATAGATTTACTATTATAAATTATGATATATTAAAAAATTTTCATACTATAGAAGAAAGAGGTAAAAAATATGAAGAGTGGGAATTAAGAAGAGAAATAGTTGAATTTAATCCAGATTTAATAATATTAGATGAAGCACACTTTGTAAAAAATCACAAAAGTATAAGGGGTAAAATTTTAAAAGACATCTCAAAAAGATTTTCTCCTGAAAGATGTTGGTTGTTAACTGGTACACCCATCGCTAATAGACCAATGGACTATTATAATCTTTTGTCCATAATAGAATGTGGTGTTGCAAATAATTGGGTACATTACGCTAGAACTTATTGTGAAGGAGTAAGATTTAAAAAAGGTGGTAGGTTTGTTTGGGTAACTAAAGGTGCATCTAATTTAGAAGAATTAGCACAAAAAACTAAAAGAACTATCTTAAGACGTAAAAAAGAAGAAGTATTGGATTTACCAGATAAACTTATAACACCAATTTATTTAGAATTACAAAATGTAGAAGGTTATAAAAATGTGTGGGAAGAATATTTGGCACAACGTAAAGTAGATGGTAAAAAAGGTAATCCCGCAAGAGATTTAGTAGAAGCTACATTGTTAAGAACTTTTATAGCTATGGAAACTGTTCCATATACTATAGAAAAAGTAGAAGAAGCATTAGAATTAAATAAAAAAACTATTATATTTTGTAACTTCAATGACGAAATGGATGCGTTTATTAGGTATTTTGGAGATAAGTGTGTTTGTATAAGGGGAGGAATGTCAGATAAACAAAAACAATTGGCGGTTGATAGATTTCAAGAAGATGATAATTGTAAAGTTTTCGTAGGACAAATAAAGGCTGCCGGTGTAGGATTAACCTTAACTGCTGCAGAGATAGTAATTATGAATTCATTAGACTGGGTACCGGGAAATCATGAACAAGCGGAAGATAGAGCATATAGGATAGGTCAAAATAAAACAGTTAATATATATTATATGTTAATAGATGAAACAATAGACACATTAGTGTGGGATATTTTAAATGAAAAAAAGAAAATCATCGGAACTATTATGGGTGAAGAAAATATTATAGAAGAATTTATTAAAAAGATTGAAAATGATGTGGAAAAATAAAATGGTATGGGAAAATATTAATATATTTTCTAAAGAAGAAGCAAAAAAAATAGAGAATTTATTCGAAACTAATTTACATCAATTCGGACTAACTGTAAATCATGGAAGTTTTAGACTTTCAGTTTATGAATCTACATTAAATGATACATTTCCTGAAGTACATGAACTTATAGTAAATAAGATTAAAAAAATACCAAAATTAAAAGATTATACCGTAACAAGATCTGCCGGTCTTAGATATACTAAAGATGCACCTTCTATGCCCCATCATTACGATGGAGATGATTATACCATTTTAATTTTTATTAATGATAATTATGAAGGTAGTGGTACTGTATTTCCGTTGTTGAAAAAAACTGCACATGCTTCAGAATTTGGTGTGGGAAACGCTCTTTTATTTTCAGGTAGAAAAATAAAGAGTTGGCATGGAGCATTACCTATAAAAAATGGGGTTAGATACACTATTAATGTAAGACTTAACAAAAATAAAACTTTCATAAAAAAAATAAAAAGTTTTTTTAAACTATTGATTTTATTCGCTATTGAACCTATAATAAACAAATATGAACGTCATTATAATAAAGAAATAAAAGATACAGAAAAAATAATTATGAAAACAATACCAATAGTATTTAGTATGCAAGGTTGTCCACATTGTGATAACCTAAAAAAACAACTTAAAGAATCTAATATAGATTTTAAAGAAATAGATACAGACGCAAAAGAAAATGAAGTTTTATATGAATCCTTTTCAAAAAAAGTTGGTAGTGATTTTTTACCTGCAGTAATTATAGGAAAAAAAGCATTTTTACCTGATAAATCATTTAAAACTATTGATGATGGGGTAAATATGATTAAGGAGTACCTTCAGGAGCTTTCTGATCGTGAGAACCATTTAGATTAAAGTTATCGTTACCGTCACTATACTTTTCAATTAATGAACCTAATTCATTAATTATATTATCATGTTCTTCTGTACCATTCCATCCCGCACCTTGTCCACTACCATGAAGTAAAGATTTTCTAATATCCTCTAATCCCTCAATAAGTTCTTCATTATTGGTATCCGCTTCATAAGCGAATTGTATTGCAGATTCTATATCTCTAAGTGCAGATGCTAAATGATTCATTGCTTTATGCATTAAACCTACGGCAATATCAGTAGACGTATGTGTATCAGTTTTAGTATATGGAAAAAGATTTTTTTCTACTTCGTAAGTAGTTTCTTCTCTTAAAATTTTTTTTATTATGTTTCTTTTCATCATTTAATAAATATCTTAATATTTATAAATAAATACATAGAATTATGGCAAATGCATTAAATGATAAATTAAAAGATGAATTATTCACATTAATAAAGCATAGATTAGGTGCACCTATTAGAAAAATTGAATTAGATAATGATCAAATGTGTTCATTATTAGAAACTGCGATTGAAGACTATGCACAAAGAGTACAGGATTGGTTAATAGAAAACCAATGGTCATCTTTATTAGGTAACGAAGCAGATAATATTGATATTGCTTTTGCACTAACCACTCGTTCATTAGATTTTGAAAGTAGGTTTTCGTACGCATATTCTAAACAAGTAGGTTTACAAGATAGAGGTCCGTGGGAAATGAAAAAAGATTATGTAACAATAGTTGCGGGACAACAAGTTTATCAAATACCTGGCGGTAGAGAAGTTAACGAAGTGTTGTGGATAACACCAAACAGTACTGATCATGCATTATATTCGTTTGCAGGTTTTGGAGATTATGGTTTTGGTGGTGGTTTCGGACAAGTACCTTACGCTGGTTGGGGTCAAGGTGGAGGATTAGGTAACGGTGGATTTTATGTTGCACCTGCGTTTGACGTATTACTTAGAGCTTCCGATTTTAGTCTAAAATCTAAGTTATTGAGAAGTGAATTAACTCACAAGGTTACTGCAGGACCTAATGGTACTAGATTATTACATTTAATGCCTATACCGGGAAGTAGATTATCTTTTAGTGCAGCTGGTTTAATAGGTAATCAGATAGGTTTAGCGGGAACTAAAGTGTGGTATTATTATTATGATACTAATGGTATGTCCGAAGATGAATTAAATTTATGTTTAAATGAGAATAAAGATATAATAAAATTACCTAATGATGTTCCACTATCTAAATTAATGTATTCTGATTTAAATGAACCAACAAGAGTTTGGGTTAGAAGATATCTAACGGCATTATTTAAAGAAGCCTTAGGTAGAGTAAGAGGTAAATTTAGTGGTGCATTAAAAGTACCAGACGCTGAATTAACAATGGACTATGACAGTTTATTGAGTGAAGGTAAAGAAGAACAAACTAAATTATTAGAAGATTTGGATGCTAGATTAGAAAGATTAAGTAACGCTAAACAATTAGAATTAAAAGCGGGTGAGGCAGAAAACTTAAATAAATCTTTACAATATAGACCTCTCGGACTGTTTGTTATCTAAACAATTTTCATCTACAATATTGTATTCTTCGAACATATATGTTGGGGATAAGTTTATTAAATCCCAAAACAACCTTTCTTCATTAGTTATAGTTAATAAATCCTCTATTGTATCTTGATCACCTTCTTTCATAGGTTGTCCAGAAGTCAAAGTTAATTGTTTTTGAGTGAAATATTGTCTATCTAAAGGTGTAGTAATTAAAATATCGTCTCTTACTTCCGGTGAGAAACATACTAATAAGGGTTTTATTCTTTTGTTAAATGCATCTATATACCTTTCTATATTATATTCACCTGTAGCGTCAGGATTATTTTCTATTACATCATTAGGTATTAATCTACAATTAAGTTTAACTATAGAGTCACCCATAAGAGTTCCGTATGCTTGATCGGTTGATATACCAGTGTTGGCTTCTTTATTTTTTGAATTACTACGAACCCAATTATCTTCAGACCATGACATCTCCCACCCATTTTTTAAAAGGGTATTCTTTTTTTCTTCATAATTTTTACCTTCTTTGGCAAACATATCCATCTGACTTTCACTCCACCCTTTCTTTGGTTTATTAACTTTTTGTACGTCACCGTGTGACTTTTTTGTACCAGTATTAACGTAATAAATAGTATCACCTAAATCTACAGTTAATCCTTCTTTTATAATTAATTCCATATGTGCTTGTTTAGGTAAGGGGTTACCAGCAACATTTAATTGTAATGATCTTTTTTCATAATCTTTAACCGACATTCTAACTCTTGATTTATTAGCAATTTTAGAAAGTGGTACTTCTTGATTATATATCTTTTCTATTGTGTCATAATATTCATTAACAAATTCGTATCCCTTACCTTTTAATAACATGTGA